CTCAAACCCCGTTGATCAAAAATTGCACGGGGTAGGGGGCGTTTTAGTTTTTTCTTTGTGATCTTTTGAGTGAAATACAGTGCATAGCACTACACACAACAAGCCGCCAGTTAGTGGGGGGTGGGGTCTAGATTTTCCCACCGTGGGAAAAGCGAAGCCCTAGGTGTCAATTTGTTGCTATGTCGTGCAATCTATAACAAACTGTGGTGTAATACATTCATGGATCGGTGATGCGCGACTGATTCATACTTCTTAACCCTGCGCGAACGAAAGGGACATCATGTCCAAAACTCTCTCTTACGCAAACGAAGCCGCTTTGATCGCAACTGACTTGATTGAGGCAAAAAAGTATGAGGACAAGGCAACGTCATTACGTGATGGCGTCAACAAAAAAATCGTTAAGTTGCACAAAGACAAAGTAGTGATCGGACGCTACAACACGTGCGCCACTGCAACATCTTTTGTTGACACATTGGTGGCGGGTGGCTTAGCTAAAAAGACTGCTCAGAACTATTTGTCACTGTTCAAGGACGCTGTCAATACTGGTAAACCAGTATTGGACTGGGGCGGCACCAAAGGCGGCAAGTCTCGCAAAGGCGCGAAGGGCACCAAGGTTCAGACAAGTAAGGCATTTGCGGATCTATTTAGACCCGCATTCAACCATGACAAGGGCAAATCATTCATGGCATTGTGCGAAGCCATCGAGAATCAGTATCAAGCCGATTCGATCAAAACCATGTACGAGGGTTTTGTAGAGTACTTCAAAGCCGAAGGTGATCGGATCGAAGACTGATCAAACCACTAAAAACCCCGCTTCGGCGGGGTTTTTTTTCGCCCAAAATTCCCCCACACCACAACATCCAGCACCATCATGCTCTTCCACGTGGAAGAGCTTTGATAACTGTTCCCTCAAAGCGGGCCGCAAAGCAAGGGTTTACCGCCTGTGGATAATCATCCTACAAAGAAGTTGTCACGTGATTTAAATTATAAAGATGTTGTCACAAGAAATCACACTACAAGATGTTGGCAACTTAAAACCTATCTTATTTCCCACAGTGGGAAATCGTACAGAAACATACTGATAACTGTTCCCTCGACGCGGGCCGTATTGACGCATAGGGAATTCCCCTGCGTAGTGCTACTTCCCACTGGTTGGACAAAACTTCCCACGGTGGGAAATGTCAACTGCGTATAAGGCAGTGCTGTCTCGCGTTTTATTCAATTATTCCTAAAAATTCTGTGACCACAGAATAATATGAAACCCAGCATCCATGCGGGTTTCCGCAGGGTTTTTCCCCTATTATTCTATTATTCTGTAAAAAATATATATGAAGAGACAATTTCAAAAAACTCCAAATTCCCCAGTTTTTGCTTAAATTCGCATGCTTGCTTACGCTCTTGGCGATGTTTTGTCTCTCTCATCTCAAAACCACAGAATAATGGAAAAATACACCCAAAACCTCTCACAACCCGCATGCCTATTGGCTTTGCTTTATTCTGTGCCCACAGAATAATACAGAAAAAAAGGAATAATGCGGTTTTATCACCACATAACACTACCTTGTCACAACTTGACATCCAAGACTCTTTGTGGTACAGTAGAGGCTCAACACGTGAAAACATGTTGTAGCGTGAAATATCACGAAGGGGTAAATGGTGATCGTACCTAACCCAATGGGCTTGCCCATGCTCTTTAACAACTTATCAAACCGGATTTTCCCACTGTGGGAAATCAAACTAAACCGCCGCTCGGAACTAATGTATACGAGAAGCACATAGGCAGAACGCACGAGAAGAACACCACGCCGTGCCATGAACCCTCCCTGTGCGAATAGGCGTACCGTAGTCAGTCGGTGCATTTTGTGGTGTAGGTCAGTAGTGTGCGTCATGTGTGGCACCGAACACGACCGATAGCAAAGCGCAAGTCAATACAGATACTGCCTAAATGTGTGGGGTGCTCTGCATGGAAACGTGCAACAACCCTAACGAAGAGTATGTATGTGAGAGTGAGTGCTGATTTTTTATTTGATAGGCGACAAACCGCTCGCCGCACGGCATGAACCGAACACATACCAACAACTTCTAGGAACACGAACCGCAAGGGATATGCGTGAACGACAAACACTATCGCAGTTACAACAGACGGGATAACAGACGGGATAACAGATTGTCCTGTTAGCCTAGTGACAGTAGGCTAACAGATGCAATCCGCATCGTAATTAGGAGCTTAAAAATGAGATACGTAACACTGAAAAAACTTGGCACACCCCAAAATCATGGGGCGTCTATCACCATCCCCTACAACGGGGATGAGTTTGAATTTATTGACCCCGAATGGAGGGGTCTGGCGAGGCGCGCAGCCGCCTCCGAGGGAGGGCAAGCCCGAGAGGGCAATCGGGTTGCGATAATTGATGAACCCGCAATCAGGTAAAAAAGCCCCTGCCTGATTTTTCTGTAACCAACTTCCCACTGTGGGAAATCAACCAAAGGAGAGTAATCATGACGAAAGCAAGAGTGAGTAACCATGCTTCACGTGACTACGTGAAGAAAATGAAGGAGTTCAAAGCCAACAACATTTGGTCTGAGTGGGAGCGTGACGAGAACACCGACACCGAGGATGCACGTTACGTTGTCTATTCATATGGCAAACACTGGCCGTTGTTCATATACGAGGTCAGGACTGACATGTGGTTTGAGAACGCTAGTAAGTACAGCGTGACAACATCAAAGCATAAATCGCAGTGCCATCCATGCACAGATACAACCAAACTGCACGTAGATGACATGATCAAAGTGCGCAACAACGGTGTAGTTGGACTGATCGCACCACTGGGAGAAATAGCATGACAAACAACACATGTGACAAGTGCGCCCACTACACACCTGACCCCAATGGGAGCAATGAGGGTAGTTGTTCCCTGATGGGTGACATCAACCAAAGAAGCAACCCGATTGACGGTTGCTCCGGTTGGGATGTGGAGGGCTATTGTGCGGGTGTATTTGTTGGTCCCAAGTTTGGGTGTATTCACTGGATAAGGAGAGAGCATGCCAACAACTGACTGCCGCATATGCGGTGACGAGATCGACCCCCCAGCGAGGGCGCAATTAACAACCCTGTGCGTGGACTGCGGTGAGAAAGCCGCACGTCAGGAACGCAAGAGTTGGACGGTAGTGCAAGAGTACGGCAAGGGCGGGTACATGTTCATCACACGTGACTCTGCACATCTGACCCTGAAACAAACAAACCAAAAGATATTGAGAGGTGATATATGAATCAAGAACGCCAACACGCCATCATGGCGTGGACATACGTGAGGGAGTGCCTGAAGGCAGACTTCAGCGGCTCTATAAAAAACTTTGAGTTTGTAAAACTTCTGCACGACATGTCACGTGCGTATCCAAACGAGTTGAAGGAGATATTAGATGAAGCAAGCTGAGGACAACATCACCATAGATATGTGGGAAACGCCACAAGTAGCAACAAGTTATATGTTCTACGTAGAGACCGATACCGGCGAACGCATAGAGTGGGATGCGCTGACTATCACACGTGCCAAGCGTATGCATGCGGCAACGCAGACCAACACGCCGGTGAATGTAAAAACTTTTGGATGGGAGCAAGTGAAATGAGTAAAGCCAAAAAGATATGGATAGTCACGTACACATTGACGGCAAGCATCGCCTTGCTGGTCGTGTGCCTAGATCTGTTCATGTGGAGACCAAATTGACTCTATCTGTCAATCTGTTATAATGTAGTTCGTGTTAGTAAGTGTGTTAGTAAACGGTGTAATTTCATATGATATGAAAACACCACAACCTAAAGGAAAGTAATCATGAGTAACTTTGCAATCGACTTGGGCAACTTCAGCGTGTCCAAACTCTCAAGTTCTGCCCTAATCGTCAACTTGTCCCTGTCTGTATGGACGGGACGCAAGCTGGACAAGCGCGTATCTGAGGAGGTGGATCAACAGAACAGCACCAAGACCCGTGCTGGTAACTACCACAAAAATCTTTTGGCAGGTTCATCCAAGCTGACCGAGATCACCAAGATCGCCAACGCTATACGTTCATGGATGTATGGGGTGACGCAACCTTGGGGCGACAACGGCGACCGTGTGCTGAACATGGCTCACTTCATGGAGTTCAAGGATCGGCTGACTGATTACGAGCAACAGTTCGGCACTGCTGTCAACAACTTTCTGAATGATTACGACACGCTAGTGGCGGCTGCCGCTTTCCAACTCGGTGACTTGTTCAACCGTGAGGACTACCCCACACGTGAGCACATTGAATCCAAGTTCGGCATGCGCTACAGCATGACCCCACTGCCTCAAGCGGGTGACTTCAGGGTGGACATCGGTGAGGAAGGACTCAAAGAGTTGCAGTCGCAGTACGAAGCTGTGTTGCAACAACGTGTTACAGGAGCAATGACCGAGGCATGGGAGCGACTGCATGACTGCCTGACTCGCATGTCAGAGCGGCTGACTGATGACATCGACAGCAACGGTGAGAGCAAGCGCAAGATATTCAGGGACTCGCTTGTCGAGAATGCCATCGAGATCTGCGGACTATTGAAGAGTTTCAACATAACCAACGACACACGGTTGGATGAGATGCGCAAGCAACTGGAGGATGCGATGCGCGGTGTGGATGCTGACTCACTACGAGACAGCGACAGTCTGCGTGAGCAGACAAAGCGCAAGGTGGACAACATCTTGTCTAAGTTCGATATCTAATTTTTTAACCCAAAGGAGAAAGTAACATGTACAACGCAATCACACTCAAACAATCTGCTGACCTGATCGCCGCCGTGGGTGCTCAACAAACTGTCCTAGTGCAGGGCGAGATGGGCATCGGCAAGTCTGCGATCCTCAAGATGCTCAAGTCTTACTCGCAGTTCAAGGACGCGTACTTCTGCTACGTGGACATCACCACTAAAGATGTTGGTGACTTCATTGTTCCTAAGATCAAGGACATTGACGGTAATGAGGTCTGCTCGTTCATACCGAACGAAGAGTTCGGCTTTCACTTCAAGGGCAAGAAGGTTGTCATGATGTTGGACGAGATCGGCAAAGCGCGGGGGGGTGTACTCAATGCCTCACTGCGGCTGATGAATGAGCGTTCGCTGGGCACCAATCAACTGAGCGAGGGGTCAGTGGTGTTTGGTACAACAAACTTGGCAGTGGAGGGTATCGGTGACAACATTCCGCCGCATGCACGTAACCGCATCACTGTGGTGCGTGTTGCCAAGCCTAATGCCAAGACATGGATCGAGGAGTTCGCCATACCTTACGGTATCAACCCTGTGATCATTGGTACGGTGGCTGAGTACCCCGAGATGTTTGCATCGTTCGAGGACTACGAGAAGCCCGAGCAGAATACATACATCAATGACCCCCGCACTGTGCGCAGTTCGTTTGTGACACCACGTTCTATGGAGAGGGCGGCGTATGTCTACGAGAACACTCGCATACTGGGTGATGATGTGATGTGTCATGCATTGGCAGGAACGGTGGGTGAGAAAGCAATGCACAACATCTTGACGATGGACAAGCTCGACTCTCAACTTACCCCATGGGATGAGTTGATCAAGTCCCCCGATACCGCGACCGTGCCAACATCTGCCGCCGCCGCATGTATGTTGGTTGCCAAAGCGGTGCATCGTATCGAGAACAGCAACATCGTTGCATGGATGAAGTTCTTGAACCGCATGCCCAAGGAGGCACAAGGTTTGTTTGCACGTAGCGTCATGTCTGACAAATGCCCCAAGCGTGACGTAGCCGCACGTAACACCGAGTTCGCTGGGTGGGCGGCTTCTAACAACTTCTTGTTCGCCAAGAAGTAATTTCATACCGTATTAAAAAGGAGAGAGATATGTCATTCTTAACACAGCTCAACACGTTGACGCCAACGCAACGTGTACAACGTGCCCATGTGGAGTTGATGGGGCACCCCGAGACGATGACCTATGCCGGTGTGCTGATGGTCGGCAAGTACACAGTATCTGACGATGTGCCCACTGCACGTACCAACGGCATCGACTGTGAGTACGGTATCGAGTTCATCAACAAGATATCTGATTCTGATTTGCGCGGTCTCATCATGCATGAGAATCTGCACAAGGTGTATCAACACATGTTCCTGTGGCAACATCTTTACAAGGAGGATGGGCGCACTGCCAACATGGCGTGTGACTACGTGATCAACCTTGAGATAGATGCTATCGGCAAGCGTACCAACGGGTTCATCACATTACCCAAGGGTGGACTACTTGACCACAAGTATGCAGGTATGGACTCGCAGACTGTGTACAACATGTTGCGAGAAGACAATGACGATGACGGGGCCGGGCACGGTGAAGGTGAGGGTAGTGGTCTTGATGACCACGATTGGGAATCAGGGCAAAACATGTCTCAAGAAGATATTGAGCAGGTTGCCAAAGATATCAATCAAGCCATTCGTCAGGGTCAGCTCATGGCAGGTAAGCTGGGTGGTAATCAGTCACGTGAGTTGGGTTCGCTCATCGAGCCCAAGGTTGATTGGCGTGAACAACTACGTGAGTTCGTTTCATCCACTGCTGTAGGTAAGGACATTTCTACGTGGCAACGTGTTAACCGCAGGTGGTTACAACACGACATGTACATGCCGTCAACCATCACTGAGACGGTGGGGCGTATCGTGGTTGCTGTTGACACATCGGGTTCTATCGGTGAGGCTGAGTTGTCTAAGTTCCTATCCGAGGTTCAAGGCATCTGCCTCAACGCCATGCCCGAGAGAGTTGATCTTTTGTATTGGGACACTGAGGTGGCGTCCCATGAAATCTACACACAGGAAAAACTTTCCACGTTGTCGTCATCTACCAAACCGGCGGGCGGTGGTGGCACTGACGTATCGTGTGTTTCCAAGTATCTTAAAGACAATCAGATCAAGCCCGAGTGTGTGATCGTGCTGACTGATGGCTACATCTATGGTGATTGGGGTACATGGAATGCCCCAGTGCTGTGGACTATCGTAGGTGGTAACAAAGTCGTACCCCCCATGGGTACAACTATTCACCTTGACTAACTTAACCTTTAACCTTTAATAGAAAGTAAATCATGCAAACAACTAAAGAAAACTATGTCGGTAAAGTTTCATTCGACCACTTCCAAAGCACCGTAGAGCAAGCACGTGAGAAGAATCATAAGTACTGGATCGTGGACATCCCCGTGCGCGAGGACTTGTTTAACTTCTACAAAGTGTTGAAGAACAAACGCTACAACATCGTGCCATGCGTGGATAAAAACAGCCATCAGATTTGGGTGAAAGATGAAAACGGTGGGGATATTGCGGTGCCCATTTATCTTGAATTGGGTATCACGTACCCTGATGCAACCGACTTTCGTTCGGGCTCGATATACGTAGAACAGGAGAACGGTATTACATCGTTTTGTGTAAGGTCTGAGAGGATCGAGAACGAGAAGTTCAACTGCACAAACAAGGGCTACCGCACCCGCCAATCCAAGGACATAACTAAGGCGTTGAAACTTGCTACAAAGTTCTTAGCCCCGCTTGGTCATGACGATATCCAAGATATTTGTGTACCGAAGTTGCATTCAGGTATCAACAATCTACGTGAGCCAGCACGAGACAAGGTGTACAGCAAGATGGGTATTGAGCGTAGCGTCATAGCACAAGAGGTTGCTCACATGATTGCGTCAGGATACAAACCAAGCACACAAGCATTCGCAAGTGCCATGGACTTGTGGATACAGGAAGGTGCTGAGTTGAAACGCATGCAGGACTACAAACCCCGCGCATGTTTTGTATGGGTCAAGCCCAACAGTTTGTCGTACAAGTTTACTGATGACATGCAGATAACTGAATGCACACGTATGGAGGATGTGCCTGAGTTCATACGCAACAAGTTGGCTGTGTTGCAGATAGCGAACAATGGTGATGCTATTACAGACGTTGGCATTCGTGTATCGGATATCACGTACTGGATATTCGCATGACACCTAAAGATTTAGCCATGCGTGTGGAGGTGAACGAGGATGGCACTATCAACCTATTGGATTTTTCGTTACCGAGCTTTAAAGGCAGGGAGCGTTACAACGTCCCACAAGATGATGTAGAGAAGTGGATCATGGATGCCATCTCCATGCTACGCATTACAAACAACAACGACTTGGTTCCCAACTTAGGGTTCAAGGTATCTGACACGTTGTATTACTTATCAAACGAGGAAGGAGATTGTGATGAAGAATGTATATAGAACACGTACAGGGTTAGAGATCGGTTGCATGTATCAAAGACCCATGCGCCAACTTAATTCTGATGAGGAGAGGATTCAACGTGTGTTGTTGAATACATCTGGCCCAGATCGTGTGTCGATGCCGCTGTACAAAATCTTTATGGTTGCAAAAACATTATTGAGGAAAAAAACATGAACGAGCACGAGAGTAACTTATACGATTTGTACACAGGGTTTGCGATGATGGCATTGCTGAACAAAGCTCCTAAGTCAACAAAACCCGAGGAGATTGCATACGTTGCGCATGAACAGGCAACAGCCATGCTTGAAGAACGCACAAACAGACGCAAAGAAAAAGAAGGTGGCATTGCCGACATCATTAACAAGTGGCAGGACGAATCATGATGACACCTGAGAAGAAGGTTAAGAACGAGGTGGTCAAGGTACTGAAAACTTTTGGTGCGTACTACTTCTATCCGGTTACCGGAGGGTACGGTGCATCGGGTGTACCTGACATCGTTGGTTGCTACAAAGGCAAGTTCTTTGCCATAGAGTGCAAGGCAGGGAAAGGCACGACTACTGCACTACAGGAAAGGAACATAGCGCAGATCGTTGCACAGGGTGGCTTGGCTATCGTGGTCAATGAAAACAACATACCGGATGTTGACAAGCTGATGATTGAAATAGATATGGGAGAGAGATGATGAGTACTAGTCACACACCCCGCATGTTCGGGGAAGTATTTGATGACGGGCAGTTTCGTGGTGTCTACAAGATTGATGACGTGCCAAGACACGCCGTGGTGATAGGTGACTATTTGCTGTGGACGTTGGATGGTGGTGAAGAGATCGGCATAGGCTTTCGGGACACGGGTGAGATGGGTATCTTCAAGGTCGCAGACTTTGAGCCACACATCAAAGCATTCTTTGGTTTGAACTTCTGATGGAACTCATAACACTAGACTTTGAGACGTACTACACCAGCAAGGACTTGGGGTTCAAGACCCAAACGACCGAGGAGTATGTGCGTGATCCCCGCTTTGAAGTGATCGGGGTGGCGGTCAAGGTGGGGGGTGGTGAGACTGCATGGTGCACAGGTTCGCACGAGCAGATCAAATCATTCCTCAACACCTTTGATTGGGACAACAGCATGGTGGTTGCACACAATGCGTTGTTCGACATGGCGATATTGAATTGGCACTTTGATATCAGACCCAAAGCTATTGCAGATACGTTGAGCATGGCACGAGCCATACATGGGATTGAGGTAGGCAACAGTCTGAAGAAGTTGTCTGAGCACTATGCGTTGGGAGTCAAGGGTACTGAGGTAGTGGATGCGATTAACTTACGCCGCCAAGACTTCTCAGAGCAACAGCTTGCACAGTATGGGGCGTACTGTATCAATGACGTCGATCTGACGTATGACTTGTTCCTGATTTTGTTGCCCATGTTTAAAAAGGTTGAGCTGAAACTTATTGATCTGACGATCCGTATGTTTACAGAGCCGATGCTCGCCCTTGATGAAGATCTCTTGCACCAACATCTTTCAGAAGTGAAGGAACGCAAGCGCAAGCTGCTGGATGAATGTGGAGCCAACATCGAAGACCTGATGAGCAATCAAAAGTTTGCTGAGTTGTTACGTGGGCTGGGCGTGGAGCCGCCTACAAAAATCAGTGCGACTACCGGCAAGGAAGCGTTGGCGTTGGCTAAGTCTGACGAAGGGTTCAAGGCTTTGGCTGAACATCCCGATGAGCGCGTACAAACACTTGTTGCCGCAAGACTTGGTAACAAGACTACGTTGGAGGAGACACGCACTGAGCGCCTGATTGGTATCGCGGGAAGAGGCTTGATACCTGTTCCCCTCTCTTACTACGCCGCACACACGGGGCGGTGGGGTGGGGCAGACAAGATCAATTTCCAAAACTTTCCCTCACGTGGTGAGAACGCAGGGAAGCTCAAGAAAGCCATCCTTGCACCCAAAGATCACGTGATCATTGACTGTGATTCTGCGCAGATTGAAGCGCGGGTGCTTGCATGGTTTGCACAACAAGACGATTTAGTGGAGGCATTTAGAAATGGCGAAGATGTATACAAAATCATGGCATCGGCTATCTACTGCAAGGAGCGCGAAGAGGTTACCCCGTCTGAAAGATTTGTTGGCAAAACCACCATTCTTGGCGCGGGTTATGGTATGGGCAGTGCGAAGTTCCAAACGCAACTCAAGACTTTCGGTGTGTCGGTCAGTGCAGAGGAGTCTGCACGGATCATCGCTACCTACCGTGACACCTATCCTAATATCCCCGCCTTATGGAAGTCCGGTTCCACGGCGATTGATGCTATGAGCAAAAAACGTACATCCAAGTGGGGCAATGGCTGTATCAGCATCGGTGCAGAAGGCATCCTCATGCCAAACGGTTTGTATCAGAGATACCCCAACTTGAGAAAGATACGAGACAAAGATGGCAAAGACCAGTATATTTATGATTCGCGCAAAGGTGTAGTGAAGCTATACGGTGGCAAATTGACAGAGAACATTTGTCAGGGATTAGCACGTTGCATCATTGGCGAACAGCTAATCAAGATCAGTAAGAGATACCGTGTTGTACTCACTGTTCATGATGCTGTGGCGTGTGTCGCACCAAAACAAGAAGCTGAAGAAGCCATGGCGTATGTGATGGAGTGCATGCGATCTGTGCCGTCATGGGCACAAGGTATTCCATTAGATTGTGAAGCGGGGATTGGAGATAGTTATGGAGATTGTTAAGTTAAATGACTAATGAAGAAGCAACTTTAAAGGAGAGACAGAGATGCATAGAAATCATATCGAGAGCCATGCCACGAAACCAAACCGTGGCGACGATGGCTTTGTTGAAAAGGTTAGTAAAAAAAATAAAAAGTCCGAGCAAATCAAATGGAACGAGTGGTGGCCTTTCACACGCGCCACTGGAGACGCACTGCGACAACTGAACCGTAAACAAACTAAGCCACAACTTGATGTACCGGAGGCATTACTATGAAAACACCTGAAGACGAAGCATTTGAAGAGATAGAGCGCATCCAGCGCACCCGCACAAGGTGGGTGCCTGTGAAGAAGTCGGAGCCTGTGCAAGTATCCATAGACGAGTTTTTGATGAGGATCAAACTCAACCCCGACGAAAAGGGTGACCCAATCATTTGGACGCAATGGCCTACCAAGGAGCAGAACAATGTTTTACCGTGAATGCTACAAATGCGGAGAGAGATGGGAACTTGGAACGGCAAGTACTTGCAAATGCGAAACCGAAGTGAAATGGGATGCTTCTGCTCCTGTTTTAATTACTTCGCACCCATATTTTTATAAACGCCCTTGGGTAGGGCTGACGGATGAGGAGATTGGAGTGGTGTCTGAGCCGATTCAGCCGCATGAGGCGGTGATGTACGCGCGAGTAATCGAGGCGTTATTGAAGGCGAAGAACACATGAAAACCAAACAAGAAATCAAAGAAGAGATCATTGAACTGTATGGGGCTACTCAAGCCTTAAACGAGGCAATGAACTTACTGCATGCACAACGTATGGAGAAAAGCAAACAGATGATGGCACTGAACCACATGCTCAAAGACATGGATGATGACACCGAGGAGAAGAACAATGCTTGAAATTTTCTTACTACTGCTACTAGGTGGTGTGTGCTTGGCGTTGTGTGTTTATGTTTGTTTAAAAATTTTTATGGAGTGAGGGTAACAAATGGAAGAAACCAAAGGAGAAAAAATCATGATGGTTGATGAAGACTACCAAGCTGTACGTAAAGTGTTGGTGGATACATTGCAACAGCTTGAAGATAAACGCAACGATACGTTAGAAGAAGTTGCTCAAAAGTTTGATAGGCTGATCATCGCATTCGGTGAAACTGCCGCATCGTTTGCAAAGTTTGTGAGGGACATGAAAAATGATTAAGTACGACAACTACGACGAAGCAATCATTGGCCCTGCAATGATTTGGCGTGACCAACAACGAGTCAATGTCTTAGTCTACGATGCGGAATCAATCAGAGAAATCTTGATGCGTGACGGTCTGAGCTTTGAAGAAGCCCGTGAGTTCATCGAGTACAACATCGAAGGCGGTTACTTAGGTATCGGCACACCTGTGCTGGTATGGTCTCAAGATGATTGGGACGAATAAGCATGACTAAAGCACCCGCATGGAGCTATTCAAGCATCACGTTGTTTGATCAGTGCCCTAAGAAGTATTACCACTTACGAGTGGCAAAAGATATCAAAGAGCCTGAGAGTGAAGCGATGATGTATGGCACTGCGGTACATACCGCCGCCGAAGAGTACATGCGGGATGGCACACCGATCCCTGAGCAATACAAGTACATGGAACCCATGCTTGAAAAGCTGATGAAGATTGACGGTGAAAAAATTTGTGAGTTGAAGATGGGCATCAAGAAGGTGGACGGTAAGTTCGCACCTTGTGGATTTTTTGACAAAGATGTTTGGTATAGAGGCATTGCCGACTTGCTGATCATCGACCGTAACAAGAAAGAAGCCCGAGTCATTGACTACAAGACGGGCAAGAGCAGTCGTTACGCAGACCCAAAACAACTGGCGTTGATGGCGGCATGTGTATTTGTCCATTACCCTGATATTGAGTTCGTTCGTGCAGGACTATTGTTTGTAGTTTGCAAGGACTTCATACCTGTAGATTTTCCTGTCCACAACAAGTTTGATATCTTTACCAAGCTAGACAGTGTGCTTGTTTCACGAGAAACAGCGTATGCAACTGGAGTGTTCAATTCTAAGAAAAACTTCACTTGCAAAGCATGGTGCCCTGTATCAGAATGTAGCCATAACGGAAGGAATTGACATGCCTTATAAGAACCCCGCTGACCGCAACGTCAAGCGAGAGTACGAATTAGAGAAGCAACGTGCGGGTGCCCACGAAGCGCGGATGGAGCGACAACGTGCACGACGTAAGTTGGACAAAGAAGGTAAAGATGCCAACGGCAATGGCAAGGCTGACATGCGTGAAGGTAAAGATGTTGCCCACATGAAAGCATTGTCCAAAGGCGGCACTAATAAAAATGGGGTGCGTGTTGAGAGCGCATCGGCAAACAGATCATTTAAGCGCGGGTCGAACCACAAGGTGGTGTCTGAGGTAAGCACAAGAGAGCGCAAGAAGAAATAAGTTTCTAAGTAGTCTGCGAGGTTAGGTATGAGTGGTAGCAGACGGGGGTTTTTGAGATTGACCCTATAACCGTACCAATTAGCACTGCACACTTTCGGCAGGGAACTAATCGGAACCCCCACGTTACGGGGGACTTATAAAAAGAACCTGACGCATACCGTGTTCAGGACGTTTGTCATTGGAGAGAAGAGTGCAAATTATTGATAACCGTGCGTTATTGCTCAAGGTACGCAACCCCGACAGGATCACTACAGTGATTCCGAAGAGCAAAGTCTTGTCAGATGATGGGCAAGTTGCTGAAGTTTTGGTGAACTGGGATTTGGAAGAGTCCATTGTCTTGAAAAATCTCAAGATCAAGGACGTACCTTCGCCTATCAACGCTTCATACAAGTGGCCCGGAATCTATAAACCTTTCGCACACCAAAAAGTTACAGCGTCTTTTTTAACGATGCACCGCCGGTCGTTCTGTTTTAACGAGCAGGGCACAGGTAAAACTGGGTCGGTCATTTGGGCATCAGACTACCTACTATCAAAGGGCACCATCAAGCGGGTACTGGTTATTTGTCCACTATCCATCATGGAGTCGGCATGGCGCAATGACTTGTTTAAGTTTGCTATGCATCGTAAAGTGGACGTTGCTTACGGCAAGCCCGAGAAGCGCAGAGACATCATTGCAAGTGATGCTGAGTACGTCATCATCAACTATGACGGGGTAGAAATTGTTGTCAATGACATATTGAAAGGCGGTTTCGACCTCATCGTCGTTGACGAGGCTAACGCTTATAAAAATCCATCTACAAGACGTTGGAAGGTGTTGAACAATTTAATAAAACCACACACTTGGCTGTGGATGTTGACAGGTACACCCGCATCGCAGTCCCCATTGGATGCTTACGGTATCGCCAAGTTGGTAAACCCCGAAGGGATTCCACGTTTTTATGGTGGATTCCGCGATCAAGTCATGCACAAGATCACGCAGTTCAAGTGGGTGCCCAAGTTAGATTCTGAGCAAATTGTCCATAAGGCGTTACAACCCGCCATACGTTTTACTAAAGATCAATGTTTGGATTTACCTGACATTACTTATGTAACGCGAGACGTACCACTTACTGCACAGCAAGAGAAGTACTATGAGCTACTGCGCAAACGTCTTATCGTACAAGCGGCTGGTGAAGAGATCACAACAGTAAACGCTGCTGCTAACTTAAACAAACTCCTACAACTATCCGGTGGTGCGGTGTATTCCGATACCGGTGAGGTGATTAACTTTGACGCAAGCAATCGACTTGCAGTGTTACGTGAAGTAATCGAAGAATCTAGCCACAAAGTATTGGTTTTTGTTCCCTACAGACATGCAATCGAAGTGGTTGCAGAAGATTTACGTAAGCACGGATACCCGACTGCCATCATTCACGGCGGTGTGTCGGCGGCGAAACGATCAGAAATTTTTGAGCGTTTCCAAACGAAGGATGACTTACAAGTACTGGTCATCCAACCACAAGCGGCATCGCACGGGGTAACTTTGCATGCCGCCAACACCATCGTCTACTGGAGTCCAGTGATGTCAGTCGAGACTTACCTCCAAGCCAATGCACGTGTTCACCGAGCGGGACAAAAGAATCCCTCAGTGGTGGTGCACTTGCAAGGCAGCGGGGTAGAGCGTCGTATGTACAAGATGCTGGAAAACAAGGTAGACATCCACAACCGAATCATTGACCTATACGGAGAAATACTTACATAAAAAGACTTGACACTGTTAATTTTTAAGATATTATTCAGATACAAATGCAAAGGAGAGAGATATGACCGAGACAATATCGGTTGATAAACTCGTCGCCGCTTACATCAAGATGCGCGACAAAAGGGCTGAACTTCTACGTGACTACGAAGAAGCTGATGGCTCTGTGAAATCACAGATGGAACTTGTGGAAGCCAAATTATTGGAACTCTGCAAGGAAATCGGTGTTGACCGTCTTGGTAGCACTCACGGTACGGTAATTCGTTCTGTGAAGACCCGCTATTGGACAAGCGACTGGGAAGCCATGCACAAGTTCATCTTGGAACACAAGATGCCCGAACTGCTTGAACGGCGTATTAGTCAAACTACCATGAAACAACTGTTAGAGGAGAACCCCGACATCATGCCTACAGGGTTAAACACTGACAGTAAATATGGTGTAACCATAAGGAGAACCCCAAGTGGATCTTGAAGCATCACTGACCGTACAAGAAGTAGCTAAGCTGTTGCGCATGTCACGACAGACTATCTATAACTTGACCCGCGAGGGAACAATCCCTCATTTCCGCATAGGCAACAAGGTGCGTTACAACCGCGCAGACATTGATGCCCTAATGCAAGCTAAAACCGTAACTACTGGAGAACCCAAATGAGTGAAATGACTTTATTTTCTAAAGGTGGTAACACACTACCTGCCCACCTGAAAAACCTTGAACTTGACGCAACTACCAAAGCCCTGATGGGCGGCAGTGGGGGCACTGGCGGTAAGCGCATCTCTATTCGAGGCAACGTATTCCGCATGATGGTCGATGGCAAAGAGATCGCCCAAAACGAAGATCGCGCAATGAACATCATTATTGCGGCGGCTAACCCTAACGTATCAAGAACTTTTTATGCAGGAACATATCAAGAAGGTCAAGCCATGGCACCCACATGCTGGTCAAATGACGGGATCGCCCCCGACATCAAAGCTGAGCAACCACAAGCAAGCAAGTGTGCTTCATGCCAACAAAACATCAAAGGCTCAGGTCAAGGTGAATCCCGCGCATGCCGCTTCTCACAGCGCCTTGCCGTCCTCTTGGAGAACGATATTCGAGGAGACGTTTATCAACTGACCCTCCCTGCGCAATCAATCTTTGGTGCGGCTGAAAATGGGAAGATGCCCTTGCAGTCATACGCAAAATTCTTGGGAAGCCATGGTTTGCCAGTAACTGCCGTTGTCACCGAGATGCGCTTTGATACTGCAAGCGCAACACCGCGCCTGACTTTCAAGGCAGTGCGTCCTTTGGAAGCTGAGGAGTTGGAATTGGCTCAAGCAAAAGGTCAATCTTCTGAAGCTAAAGCCGCTATCGCCGCCACTTCTGCGCAGATGGATGGTGTACGCACCATGGGTGAATTGACTAAGGAAGAGGATGCCCCTGCGTATGAAAAGATTGCTACCAAAGCAGTCAAGGTAGAGGCTGAGGCTGTTGAACAGACAGCAGAACCCACCAAGCGCACTAAAAAAGCAGCACCAAAAGATGTTGCCGATATCTTGGATGACTGGGCTGAGTAAGTAAACGGGGGCGGGGAAACCCGCTCCCCAAAGGGGAACCTCATGGACATACTGGAACTTGCGGAAGAACACGAAGAGTTGTTTAGCAAAGAGTTTTTGAAATGGTTACCTAACAACTTACATGTCTGGGCAGCGTTTTGCGATCAGGCGTTTAAGATCAGATCAAGCGGTTTCAAACACTACTCTGCTCGTACCATCGTGCACTATCTGCGCCACCATTCCGCAGTTACTGAATCTGCTGGGCCTTGGAAGATCAACAACAATTTCAGTCCGTATCTTGCACGACTATTTGACAAACGATTCCCAAATCTTGCTGGTCTTTGGGAATACAGAGAAACAAAACGTGCCAAGTTAGACCATACCCCACTATTTACTAACAATGAACAACAGAGGTTATTCCCGTAAATTTGTAGATGCGAACAATAAAGCAGACCCATTTCATGTTGGTGTTCAACTTGGTCGCATTTGCATTGAACGGGACATTCCAGTACAGGATGTTGCAGAACATCTTGGTGTATCACGGCAAGCCATATACATGTGGTTCTTGGGAAAAGCAATACCCCACCCGAGAAAACGCAAAGTATTATGGGAACTGCTTAGTCGTTTAACGACCAACGCCGCAACTTAATCCCCCCGCCCAAGGTTTATCGCCAGTAGACCTGAAGGCATTTTTGTCTGTAAAGAGCGAACAATGACAATACGGAATACCTTTCTCAACGCTGTACTTGCCTCCGAAGGTTTGTACTGTGTGGTTGGACTGAAGAAGGGTGCGCCGAGGCAAACTTTTGTAGAAACGATTGATGAGATTGATGGAGTCGTAGATGGACTTATTTCTCAGGGATATGACGCATACTTTGGATGCGCCAAATATCTTTTGGAGACTGAAGGTCGAACAGCAAAAAACGCAAAGTGGTTCAAGGCTTTTTGGCTTGATCTAGATTGTGGAGAAAACAAACCATACGAAACACAAGCATTCGCACTGAATGCGCTCAGACTATTTGTTAAAGCAACAGGACTACCCCGACCCACTATCGTTAATTCAGGACGTGGCATACACGTTTACTGGACACTGACGGAGACCATCGGATACAACGATTGGAAACCAACAGCCGAAGCACTTAAAAAATTCTGTGCTTCATACAATCTGTCCGCTGACCCTGCGGTCACAGCAGATGCGGCTCGAATTCTACGTGTGCCTGACACACTGAGCTTTAAAGATAACCCACCAAAACAAGTAGCTGTATTGGTTGAGTCGCAGCCCGTAGAGTTCTCACGCTTCAAAACGTTGATAGGTATGGAAGAAGAGGATGACGAACCTAAAGGTTTGTTTGGCTCTGACGCTCCACCACGCCGCCCAATAGATGCAACCACCCGCGCTTTGATGGGCAACAGCGTATCCCGTTTTGCAACGATTATGCGCAAAAGCGCCGAGGGCGAGGGATGTGCGCAACTGCTACGTATCTATAAAGAACAAGAGACCGTTGAAGAACCGTTGTGGAGAGCAGGGTTGTCTATTGCAGTCAACTGCGAAGACGGTGAGAAAGCAATCCATAAGATTAGCAATCAACATCCTGAATACGATCCTCAAGAAACGTTCAACAAGGCGCATGCTTTATTAGAAAAGCCCTACAAGTGCAATACGTTCTCAAGCATTAACTCCGCGCCATGCCAAGACTGTCCGAATAAAGGCAAGATTACTTCACCGATTCAGATTGGCTCACGCATTGCAGAGGCTAAGGCAGAAGACAACATCGTTGTTATGCACAACGCTGTGCTGGAAGAAGAAGTCACGGTTGAAATCCCCGAGTACCCATACCCATATTTTCGTGGAAAAAACGGCGGGGTCTACAAACGAGGTTGGGGCAAAGACGAGAAAGGTGAAGATGAGAAAGATGAGTTGATCTACGAGTACGACTTCTACGTCGTCAAGCGATTGAATGATCCGGACACGGGAGAATCTTTGTGGATGAGACTACATATGCCCAAAGATGGAATCCGCGAATTCTCCGCACCGCTATCCAGCGTTTTATCAAAAGACAAGTTGCGTGAAGTCTTGGCGTATCAGGGCGTAACCGCATACAACAAAAGATTGGATTTACTTATGGGATACATCACTAAGTGGGTGCAAGAACTTCAGCACCTGTCAGAAGCAGAAAAAGCACGTCAGCAGTTTGGTTGGCATGAGGAAGACACCAAGTTCATCGTGGGCAACCGTGAGATCACAGCATCGGGCGTGAACTACAGCCCATCATCAAACGCCACTGCGGAGACCGCTAGTTTCTATACCAAGAAAGGCTCAGTTGCTGAATGGAAAAAGGTTGCCAACATCTACGCCACTGCCGGAAATGAAGTCCGTGCGTTCACACTTTTTGCAGGGTTTGGCTCAGCGTTGTACAAGTTCACCAAACTTAACGGCTCTATCATTCACCTGACCAACAACGGCTCCGGTGTAGGTAAGACAACTATTCAGTTGTTGGTCAACAGCATTTGGGGTAGGCCAGTTGAACCCTTGATGAATCAAGAAGACAAGTACTTGGCACGTATGCACCGTATCTCAGTGCTGGGCAATATACCCCCTACTATTGATGAGTTGACCAACATGGCTGACGAGGAAGTCAGTGCGATGGCTTACGCTATCACGCACGGGCGCGGTCGTAACCGTATGCAGTCACAGTCAAATGCGGAACGTAGCAATTCATTGCGCTGGTATTTGATTGCGATTACATCAGGCAACAAAAGTTTGTACGATCAGTTGTACAACCTCAAAGATTTTCCGGAGGGCGAACTGATGCGGGTACTGGAGTTTGCGGTTGCCAAAAACGACAACTTGAGCAAAGCTGAATCTGACGCGATGTTCAACCCCATGTACGAGAACTACGGTGTAGCTGGCGAGATCTTCATTCGATATGTGATTGCCAATCTACCGGAAGTTCAACGTCTGCTGAATGCAATTCAGCGCAAGTTTGACAAAGCCGCAGGGTTTACCCAACGTGAACGGTTTTGGTCAGCAACAGCGGCATGTGCTCTTACATCCGGCATCATCGCCAAGAAGTTAGGCTTACATGATATTGACGTATCGGCAGTCTATAAATGGGCGGTTGAAACTTTAAGCCGTATGCGGGTTGAAGTGCGCTCTGATGGCATGACTCCTTTGAGCCGTATCGGTATGTTCTTGAACGAAAAGAACAACAACATGTTGATCATCAACAGCACAGTGGATAAGCGTTCAGGATTACACGAAGCGCCAATACGTGAACCCCGTGGGGAGCTGATGACGCGCTTTGAACCTGACAAGAAGCTGCTCTTTATATCTACCAAAGCCCTGCGGGAGTGGTGTAGTGAGAACCAAATTTCTTACAAAATGTTGTGTGAAGACTTGCAGAAGAACCGAATTACTACGGGTGTGATTAAAAAGAGTCTGTCCAAAGGCTCGGACATTACGACCCCCTCAGTGTTTTCACTGGTGATTGACTGCTCTGTTGCTACTGAACTTGATCCGGAAGTAGAGATTACTACCGATGACAATAACGGCTGATACTGTACCAGTTGCTATAGAATGGCACAAATTTGTAGTGGGTAGTTCCTTCTATATACCGTGCTTGGATCGTCAAGGTATTTCTAATCAAGTTGTTGCCTACGCTAAAGATCGAGGCATGAAAATTAAATTCCGTTTTGTTTTGGAAAGAGGCACCCAAGGAGTGAGATTCTGGCGGATCACTTAACATTGTGCTAGAGTTCGCCCTAGCAACTTTGTTACTCTCTCCTTTGGGTTGCTATCTCCTTGAACCCCGACTTCGGTCGGGGTCTTTTTTTTAATCACCGTATGCTTCAGCGGCAGCTTGCTTCAAGTAAGGTGCCAGTTTGCGGTCAAGCTGTACACCATGGTGCATCTCATTCGTAATACGATCTCTCGCTTTTACTGACTGAGTGATTGTGTTTTCACTGATCTTCAGTTCAGGATACTTAGCACCAAGCTCAAACAACTTCTCACGTGCCTCCATCATGCCGTCGATGTCACCTTCACGCATCGCCGCATAGTATTTCTTCAGTGCGTTCTTCTCGATAGACTTGATCGCTTTACCTTTCTCGGTCATGTACGCATTTTCTTCGTACTGTTTCATCAGGTCAGCAGGAGCAAAGCCAAGCACTTGCATCGCGGCGTTGTAGCCGTTCACATCCCCAACCGTATCACCACGTAGAGTGTTAGCGCCTTCAACTGCATAACGACCACCCTTCAAGATGTTGCGCAACCCCACGGGTAGCATGGCTTCGATGCCACGTTCCATCTGACCTTCGGCAATCAGATCTTTTGCACGGAACAAGCTGTCAACAATTGAGTATGGAGCACCCAGTGCGCTTTCAAGAATTTGAGCTAAAGCACTAGCATCAGCCTTACTACCTTTTTGCTCACGCCACAACAAGTCAGTCCAGCCCACACGATCCGCTATGCTCAGATTGGTGAAGTAGTTGACTGGGCCTTTGTAAAAGAAATCCCCAAGGAATTCACGCATGACAGTATCAAAGTCATCGTCGTCTTTATCTTGGAACATGTTGTATGCCAACTCAGCAATCCAATACAAGGGCAAACCCTTAGCGCCAGCAAAGAGCGCAGACATGCCGTATATGCCAACAAGTTGTCTACGTGCCGCTTTGATTGCTTCAAGCTGTTCACCCGTTGCACCTTTGACGGGAAGTGAGCGCATCATGGTGTCAAACAACATGTAGTACATGCTGAATGCGAAACGCTTAAACACCATCAAAACTTTTCCTATGTCACTCTGTCCAAGGCTTGGCCCGGCGAGCGTACTACCTGCACCGTGTGCGTACTCTACAAGAGAAAGGGCTTTTTCAATCGCTTTGGTTTGCTTTTCAGCTTCGCTCATCTTGGAGTTTTTGAGCTTAGTCATTTCCAAATCGTAAGCGGCAACGGCGGTGATTTCACGGTTCATGCGCTCAGCATGATGGAACATGAAAGAGCCTACCAAAGTTGTGTAACGCACTAGCTTGTTTGTACTGCCGTAGCCTGATGAATCGTTATTTTCAGAACGTAGCGCATCCCGTGCAGTAGAAGTTTGCAAAAGCCCACGAGCTTTCATAGTCTCAATAAGTTCTTTGTACTGAGGAGCTTTTCCGCTGTTGACCAAGTTCTCAATAGAAGTCATGGCTTTCTGATCGCTAGACTCACCTGTCAGCTCGGCAACTTTACGAGAGAACCCGCTACCCATATAGAGCTTACGGGCGTTGTTCAGTGCTACACCCGCATTTTTAAACCCATACTCACCACCCAGTTGCGGAAAGACAACCAACGGAGTTTGCAATACGTTAATTGCCGCAGAAGATACGTTACCTGCGAGGTTGTAGTAGAACGCGCCGGAGCTTGCGTACTGTGACCAGCTTGACAGCGTAGGTTTCATCGCAAAGTTGCGACGACCTTCAAATTCCTCTATGAGCTCACTACCATAAGTATTGACATCCCCCCGTGAGGAGTTAACTGTCTTTTCCATCTCCCCCACAATACGTTGCAGTTCAGGGCCATACTGCATGCGTGCCAACTGACGTGCGGTGTTACTGCTCACACGGTCGAACACATAAGCGGCGTTGTCTATGTAACCACCGATACCGGTACGTTTTTGACGGCTCTTCAAAATGCTGGCTTCAGGCATAGCCTTGACAACAAGTTGTATCAAGTCGTTAATAGCGTCCTCTCCTGCACCGTTGTCCTTCATGATTTTCATGATGTCGGCAAGCATGGTGCCTGACGGTACGGTCTTGGTAGTTAGTTGGTCAGCACGAGAGTAGACATCAATGTTTTTAGCACCATTGGCTTCCAGTTGTTTACGTGCAAAGTCACGTTCAGCCTCGGAGTCAAAAGTCTGTTTATTAGTTTCGCCATTGAGGTCGTACTGCAACCAGAACTGGCCTTCGCGGAACAAAGGCGCATAGTGGTCAATACGTACATCAGCGAGTTCTCGCAAAATCTTTTGGTATGCAGATGCGGCTTTATCCTTGCCATCCACCGTAGCCTCGATGTTGCGCTCCAGCGACTTCAAGAACTCCGCATCAAGAGCTTTGTAGGTGGCAAATAGATCGTGGTACAACTTCTGGCCAGTTGGTGTAAGTTTCTTAAACCGCGCATTGAGCTGTCTCCACTCGGCTTCTTTCTCAGGACTGCCTTTGTATTTGCTTAAGTCTGCTTCAGGGTTTACATCTACACGGGTAGAGTCATTCACCAAAGTAGACCATGTTTGATATTCCTCAGATTGACGGAACTTGGTCAAACGGTCGTGCAGCGGGTGCATAGCCTCAAGAAGTTTTTCTTGGTAACCCGCCATTTCTTCTACGGTATTTGCAAATCGTTTCGCACTTTCACCTAAATATCTGCTACCAACATCGCCCAAAGCAGACAAATTCAACGACTTGTACATCAATTGGCGACCAGTCGTGCCAATTTTTTCTGCGGCTTTCCAAAACCCAACAGCACGTTCAGTGTTCATGACGGGCTGCTTGCGTATTATTTTGTTCATCTTTGTGAACATCTCTTGCACCACGTTGGGGTTGTGTAAGGATTGCGCGTACAAAGTTTCACCCGTGCGTTCGGCGGGAGGTGGGCTGATGATGTCATTGAGCATGCGGTCAATCGCATCTAATGCAGTCTCATGTTTGGGAGGCAAACGAAGCAACTGACGCACGGCGTTGACTAAACGCTCCCAACCAGTCAGCTTCTCACCAGTAGGCTTGAACTCTTTCAAGCGGTTGCGGAACGCATCATTGCTCCACGCCTCGGCAGCGAACTCTTGTATATCTTGCGCACCATAAGTTCCTTCAGTGCCTTTCTTCATTTGATTGAAGAGGGTTGTGACCTGACGGGTTACGGGGTGTGACGGGTTGTCCAAAGTGTGGGACATGGTTGCATGTGAAGACTCATGCAGAATTTCGTACTCGGTAGCACCGTCACGCAAATAGATTGTGTTGGTTGCAGGGTCGTACCTAGAAACATCAGCGCCATACACAAGGTTCACATTGCCAACCAACTTGGACAACTGCTGTGCAAAAAGTTCTGCTGTTTTAGACGAGCCACTGTCCGCCAGTGCTTGTAACGCACCTACCAAGTTATTGTTCTCTAACTGATTTAAGGCTACCGGGTGCGCTTGCGTATGTAATGCGGCGAGGTCTGCATCGGCAAACAAGTCCGTGGTGTCAGTGTCAGCTATGTCATCCAGATCGCCCAGATCGGATTCCAACTCACGTGCAAGACGTTGTAGGTCTTTCTTACGTTTGCCTGCCAAAGTCTTCGTACCTTTGGCTTCTGCAATTTCTTCCAGTGTGGGTGCGTATTCGCCCTCTGCCTCGGCAGCGGCAGCTTCTTCAGCAACCTGCACCTTAGTAGCTTTACGCACACTTGTTTGTGCTTCTTGGCGGCGTCGAACAGCGTCAGACCTTTGCTTTTCCTTTTGGTACTGGGCAACCTTCTGATCCATAAATGCAACTGCTTCGGGGGACAAGTTGGCACGTGCCCATGCTTCGGCGTTCTTAGCGTGAATACCGCCTTGACCTTTAAAAAATGCGGCTTCTTCTTTGGTGCCAAACATTGGCTCGTTCAAAGACTTCATCACCGAATTACGATACGCCTCGGGTTGATACACCAAGTCGTTTGCAATTGAATCAAGCGCAAGCTCAGGGACTACCTTGCCAAAGTAGGCTTTTGCATCTTTAGCTTGTTGGTCGAGCTTGACCCCACGCTGGCCTAACTTTTGATTTATAACAGGCAGTTCTGCGGACAGATTAGGACGGCTCGATGTGCCACGGGTGGGGGTTACTGCTTTGGCTGCTGTCGTTTGTCTTTGCGTTTTTGCTTGCTTGGTTTGTGTTTCTTTGATCCCGTTTTTAGCAAGCCGTTCCATTACCCGAGAACGGATTTCCGCATCGGTACCCACGAGCATTTCTGCGTCAATAGGCGCACCCTTTGAAAACACCATACCAGCTTCATTGGTAGCCGCATATTTCACATACCAATTACCGCTGTACGGGTTTATAGGCTCCAGCGTGAACCCACCAATTTCTTTTGGTAAAATCCGTTCCAGTATGGCCTGTTGTTCAGCAATTTCAGGGCGCACTTCAGTTTTCGCGGTAAGCGCCGGAGCTTTTTTGGTTTGCTTGGTTTTAGAGGTCGTAGTGCCACTTGGAGTTCCTTGTTGACGTTTAGCTAATTCTGCCTGTACGAGCGCATACTCGGGATCGTTGAGGTAGATATTGTTGAGTTCAACATTTAGCTGCTCATCAGACAGTTTGCTAACTGCTTCCGGTGTAACCGCTCCGCGAGTCAACTTAAATGGACTGGGCTGTTCGGTTTGTTTTTGTCCTTGCGTTTCTGTTTGGACGGTTTCAAGGGTCGTAGTGCCACTTGGGGTTCCTTTGTCAAATTGAGTATCAATAGAGCCCATAGACGGGGCCGCACGAACTACAGCGTCACGTAATCTTGCAATTGTTTCTTCAGGTTTTGCTGACTTCTTAACTTCAAGACCAAGATCTCTAGCAATTGCGTTAATTTTGCTTGGATTTAATGGAATGCCACCTTTATCTATTGCGTCTAATAAATCTTTGGCTGACTGTACTTCTGGGGGCAATGTCAGTGCACTGGGCTGTTGTCCTTCTCCTCCAGTAGCACTTCCAGCATCCTGCTCAGTAAGAACATCTCCATCTCGTTGAGTTGTTTTAGAGGTTGTGGCAGTTCCAGCGGCAGTGGACTCGCTAACCACGCCAGTGCTTCCTCCACTTGGGGTGGTGTCAGATCTTGTAACATCAGGGGCTCCAAATGCAAAGTTTCGTGTTTGCTCTTGCTGTTTCTGTTTGGTAGGGGAAAGCGTTTCAGCTTGCATTTCAGCACGTGCAGCTTTGACTTCTTGCGGATCAAAGGTACTGATCAAATCATCGTAGGCAGCTTCATCAATCGTGCCCTTGAAGCTGGGGTTCTCTAAAGTCTGGATGAGCTTGCGGCGACCATCAACCGTATCAAGATCAACGCCAAGCAAACTCCGGCCAAGTTCGGATCGGTGAGACACCTTAAGATTTTTTAAGGTGTCAACTGTAACTAAATCTCCGAGAGTGTTTGTAGCTACAGGGCCAAACGCAAAGTCACGTGTGGCTTGTTGCTGAGCAGCACGCTGTTGCTCCAACTCAGGTTTGAACATATCACCAGTAGTAGGCGGCACGATACTAAACGGGGCACCACGTTCACCATACCGCGCTTCGATCTTTTTGGCATCTTCGGCAGCTTGTGCGGCTTGAGCAGCGGCTACTTCCTCTTGCGCTTTGATAACTTGTTCTTGCAGGTCAGCGTAAGCAGGGGAGTCAGGACGCATCTGATCCATCCGTGCTTGGAGAGCTTTGAGGTTTTCTGCACGCTGGGTGTAGTCGGGTAGCCCTGCGAATGTTTCGCCAAGTTCAGCTTCACGTTGTTTACGTGCGTTTTCAAACGCGATGTCGTACTCAGCTTTTTTCTCTGGTGTCAGAGTGCCCGCTTTTCTTTCAGCTTCATACTGAGCCTTGAGGGCCGCTTCGGCTTCTTTGGTATCTTTAAACTCTTTACGGGCAGTCAAGCCTTGGCTTGTACCGCTGACAGTGCCAAACGCACCACCACCGATTGCACCTTTGACAAACGACTCTTTGAAACGCTGGATGTTCTCTGGGCCAAACATGTCTTTAGTGCTACCTGCAACTTGTTCTGCGGCGGCATTGATAGACTCTTGTGCGGCTTCAGTCAAACCTTCAGCCCCTGCGGTTTTAGCGGCTTCTTTGCCAATATACTTCCACACTTTAGGTGCAGCACCGGAATCTTTAGCCATCTTCTCGATGACTTTTAGTTTGCCGTAACCACCCAACTCACCCAGCAGTTTGCCGGGAACAATAGATTCCAATACAGAAGATAGACCACCGGCGAGTGCAGAAATCCCCGGCTCCATCTTGTCAGTTTCTTGATAGATGCTTTCAAATACTTCAGGTGCGTTTTGTGCAAACGAGCCAAGGTACACACCACCATACATTGCACGTTTACCAGCAGCTTCAGCGGTTTTTTCAACGGCAGCTAGACCTGCGCGGGAAACTGGGCCAGCAGCTTGAGCGGCGCGAAGGGCGCTTTGTCCGGCAAGCCTACTACCCACGGCTCCAGCACCCACACCGGGGATAAGTGCAGTCAGCGCAGTGGGGCCAAGTTCACCCAAAGTTTCTGCACCGTATTGCAGGGCTTCGTAAGGGCTTTCAATTTCAGTGTACGACTTGAACTGTGTGGGGTACTTGGCTTCTAACGCTTGACGTGAAGCAGCGGCTTCATCCATTTGGCGTTGGGCATACTCATCAAAGCCAAGCGCAGAACCAATCATAGCGGGGAGCGTGTCCCCTAAAGCGATACCTGTTTCCCCTAAGCCACGCATGAAACCGCGCTTGAGGAGGGTGCCAATCCCTACTTCAGGTTTTGGCAGTTTAAAATCGTACTTTTGTTGAAGCGCAGCAAGTTGCGCTTGAAACTGCTCAGGTGTTAGATCATCCCGAAAATTGACGGGGCCAAGTTTGGGCAGATTGAGGATCATATTTATTGGCTCAAAAGAAGATCATCTGCTTGACGTGCATCTTTCATGGTTTCATATTGACCAAGAGCATCCATTATGTAAGCATTCTGCGCTTGTTTAAATTTCATTTGGGCTTCAAGACTGCGTGGATCTCCGCCAGTACGCCAATTAGGGCCGTACTCTTTAATAAACTGGGCATTTAGTTGAGGGGCTGTATTCTCCATAAACTTAGCCATAGCCCCCGCACGGACTTGCAAGATACGGGCTCTAGACGCATTGTCCATAGCAGCATAACGTTTCTCCATGTTTTCAAGCTGTTTGTTTTGGAACGCACTAGTCTGAGCAAGTTGTTGCTGTTGCAAATTTAAACCTGCGAGACCCAGCGCACTACGGTTGGCTGAATCAATAGCCGCTGCTCGTAGATTTTCACCCTGATTTGCTACATTTGCAGCACCAATGTCCCTTTGGCTAAGGGCACTAAACATGTTGATAGCCTGAGCGTTACCCGCTTGAGCACCTTGCAACGAAAGTGAAGTAGCAGCCCGCAAATCGTTGGCTGCATCTCTACCCGCCACTTGAGCAGCTTGGTAGTTGCCTTTCTTGGCCGCAATTTTTTGCTGTTCAAAGTTATCACGTGCGTCTTCCAGCCTATCCTTGGCAGCGCGGTTTGCAGCTTCACCTCTAATTAAGTCAGCAATACCTTGACGACCTTCATTTCCCAAAGCACCTGCAAGAGTACGCTCTTTGCTACCCGCAATACCAAAACCAAGACTCATTAAGTTTAAAGCGCGACCGATTGCTGAGTCTTTCTCTTGAGCCAATTCACGTTGTTTCAAACGACCTTCACGGGTCTCAAAACCGGGGCTGTCCATTGCTTCCAGATCTGTTTTAGTGGCAGTAACAGCGTTTTCAAATGCTGTTTTGGTTTTTGCGGGCATATCCTTAGTGATTGCATCGAGATCAACTAAGTCTCCCATGGTGCGTTCTGGCAAAGTCGCAACCTTTGGCGTGTACGTCTGCAAAATAGGCATTTTTATATCGGGAATTACGGGAGCGGCGGGGGACGCAGGTGCCGTAGAGGGTTGTGTTTGCTCCGGATACATCGAACGGCGCGTTGCTGTCGTTGGATCGTAAGGAGTTTTAATTGTGGGGGCTGCGGCTGGTGTGCTATCGGAATTTAGTAGGCGAGTAAGGCCATAACCTTTAGGAGAATCTGCATCTCCCGTGGCACCAATTACTGATTTGGGGAAAAACGAAAGAGCTTTAAAAATTTGGTCTCCGGAACCCATTGTGGGTTTTTCCATGTTAGGCGCATTTTGAATTGCAGCGGCTATGCCTGTATCTCCAGACATTGCGCTAAGCATTGGGTTAGAGTACATACCCCTTCGTTGTTCAGGTGACATTGCTCCGGTAATTCCAGCGGCAAACTCAGAAGCAGCAGCTCCACCTCCGCCTACAGTCGCTGGCACAGCACCAACACGTGCGGCAGCCTCAATCCCCGCTAAAATACGCTGCCCTACAGGCCCAGCACGCAAAGCGGCTTCTTTTGCTAATTGGGGGTCGGTTGCGTAAAGTCTTGAAAGTTGTTCATAACTCAATGGGGGCACGGAGCTTGTCAAACTAGGCCCGACACCGGCATACCGTTTAACTTCACCGCCTTCATCAAACGCGATGATGCCGCCACCCGCATATTCTTGTGGCAAGTTACTAGAAAGAGCTGGTACACCCGCAGACTGGGCTTCTTGCATGATCTGCTCTGCAACGGGGCGTTGCTGCTGTTGCCCCATGGCCATAACCTGAGCTTCTTTCTGCTCTTTTATTTTTTCTTGGATCAAGGGGATGCCAACATATGCGGGGATGACACCGTTCTGCACGCCTTGTGTAAGCTGCTCTATTGAGTATTTGGCTGGGTTGGCCAAGATCTTTTGTGCAATGCCTTGCATAGTCTGTCCTCTATTATTTCATTGCGTTGTATAAACCCAATCCTGCAATACCTGCTGTTCCTAAACCAGCAATTTGATTAATTGTGGTAGGTGGTGCTTGATAAATCGCAGAGGTGGACTGCTGGCCCAAAGGCAAACCACGAATCATGTCGGACATAAATCCAAGTTGTTTGTATGGGTAGTTCTGTTGATTCAAGAAGTTTTGGTAAGCAAGGTCGTTTGCTTGTTGCTGTTGAGCTTGCTGCTGCGCTCCGTACTGAGCCTGCAACTGATTAATACCCAATTGTTGGCCGAATTGAGTCTGACCGAGTTGCCCTAACTGACCCGCAGCTTGCAGACCCGTTTGAAGACCCTGCATGCCCAAATTAGCGCCAAATTGATTGGACTGCTCGCCAAGTTGTTGAGCAGCCTGACCGTATTGAGCACCGAGACTTGCAGCTTGTAATCCTTGACCTGCGCCAAACTGACGGGATTGTTCCCCTGCTGTTTGAGCTTGTTGGAATGCCTGTTGATTAGCCAACTGCGCTTGGAGGTTTTGTCCTGCGCCCAATTGCTGAATGCCCAATGCAGCCTGAAGGTTCTGCCCGCCAACTTGTAAACCAGCTTGTTGGTTAGCTAATGCTGCTTGCATGGCTTGTTGGGCATTCATGCCCTGAGTTTGCAACTGCGCGGCTTGATTCTGTACATTGGCCTGCTGGGCAGAACTGAGGTTTGCCAGACTTGTTTGCAAACCGGTTTGTGTTCCAAGTTGCTGAGCAGCCTGTTGAGCAGCCAGATTTTGCTGTCCGACTTGTAACCCAGCTTGCTGGTTGGCCAACGCAGCTTGCATTGCTTGTTGGGCATTTAAGCCCTGAGCTTGAAGCTGAGCAGCCTGATTTTGTACGTTCGCTTGTTGAGCAGAACTGAGGTTTGCCAGACTTGTTTGCAAACCAGTTTGTGTACCCAACTGCTGAACTCCGAGGGCAGCTTGTAAGTTTTGACCGCCAACCTGAAGGCCAGCCTGTTGATTTGCAAGCTGTGCCTGCAACCTAGCTTGTTGTTCGGCATTAAATTGCTGTTGTGCTTGCTGGAATGCAGATTGCAGCCCCGCAGCTTGGATGTCACCTTTCTGTGTAGCCAGATTACGCGCAGCTTCTGCGTTCTCAATAGCCTGTCTAGAACCCCCAAATGCACCAGATTGTGTCGCCCGTGCAGCTCTTTGAGTACCCGCAATGTCTGCTTGGCGCTGAGCTTCACGTTGCTGAGCCTCCACCACATTCTGCATGTACGGGGACATATACGCGCTTGCGGAATATGGATTAGCAAAAGACTGAGTCCTGACTCGCTCGGCAGGCCCCATTTGGAATGTCTGTAAATCTGGACGATACGCAGTCTGAGCCGCATCCATTAAGGGCGTTCCAACTTGCTGGGCGGATATTCTTTCCGCAGGCCCCATCTGGAACGCTTGTATATTGGGGTTGTAATTAGTCTGCGCCGCAGACATGGTGGGCGCGCCCTGTTGTTGGGCAAAAACTCTCTCGGCTGGCCCCATCTGATAGGACTGCAAATTAGGGGCTTGTGCACTCAACATGCCAAACTGACTTGGCTGATAAGCTTGCGGAGCTTGGAATTGATTGGTAAATTGACCCGGTTGGTACTGCGCAGTTAGCGCACCAAGCCCTGCCTGTGCCGCAAGATTAGTCCCCATACCCAGTTGGGCAGAAGGCTGCATGTTTTGGGCTTGTTGTTGAGCCTGTTGTTGCATGGGGGTGAACCCAGCAATCCGATCAGCACCGTATGTTTGATACGGATTTTTGTTGATGTCGGTTAAAGCGGCACCTTTAGCAAGAGTTTCCTTGGCATACGGACGTGCCCACTCTGGCAGCTCTGCCGTTTGAGTTTGGGAAGTTACCGGGGAAGGGGCCGGTGGGGGAGATGGTGAGCACATAATTTACCTCTCAGAATTCATATATCATTTGTGTTGCAGCTTCTCTGAAGCCCATTCGCCCCCAAAGTTTAGCTACACGCAAGTCGGTCATTGCTGAAACAAGAAGCCGTTTAACGTCACGGCGTTTTAACTCCTCAAGAGCAAATCGAACTAACTTCTTACCCACACCGTTACGGTGTGCTTTTTGCACAAAAATTGTGTCCTCTTGTGCTATCAAATCTTGATTGTGCATGTCCTTCACAACATACATATTAACGTACCCACATGCAACCCCTTCTTGTCTAAGCACGATGGTGATTAAACTTCCGTTTTCGCAAGCTGCTCCATACTCATGCAGCCTAGGGTTGTACGGAGAATACGTAAAACCTTGACCCTCTAATCTTTCAACCATTTCGGCATAGTGTTCACGGTATAGAGGCTCAAGCTCTAAATACGTATCCGTAAACTTTTCTATGGTCATCACATAACTCATGCTGGCAAATACTTAGCGGCGTTAGAGTTCTTAGCAACTTTTCCTTCTCCAACGGTTTTGCTTCTAGCCTTCTGTACTCTGTCCATCATGGCGTACAACTTACGGGCACCAGCTTCAGTTGAGCCATTACCCAACTCAGACACGATACGGGCGGGCACCACAAACTCGCCATCGGCCAAACGAGCAGGTTGCTTATTTGCTATGGTTGCAGGAATAGAGTCGGATACCCCATCACCGGGGCCACGAAGCAGTTGGCCACCATCAGAGTAACCGCCTAGGTTGTAACGAAGATCGGAGATTCCGCCCGACGCCATTGGGGTAGTTGTGGCGGTAGCCGGTGGTACTTGCGCAGTAAACTGTTGGCTCTGGGTGTCGTAGTTGTAACTGCGCGGGGCCTCTGACGGCGTACCCATACCGTTTTCAAGGTATCTTTGATTCTGTTGGTCGTATATGTATTTCTTTAGCGGGGCATTAGCATCAAGCCCCATAAGCTGTCGGAATCTCGGGTCTTGTTGCAACATATTATTTACTGCATCGACGACAAATCCGCCCATATCGTATTTAGGCTCGCCACCACCCGCCATTTTTATGACAGACTCACCTGCGGGCCAACCCATCATGCCACCACCAGCGGCAGTAGTAGTTCTTGGTCTGAAATAGCCCGAATAATAGGTTTTCTCTCTGCCATACGGGTCAGCAGAGGGAGTCGGCAAAGCTATACCGGGATAATAGTCATACTGTTGGCCGGGGTCTCTATCTACGGGCACGGTTGGAACTTCGGGGGATGTTTGTGAAGCCAATAAAGGCCCAGCCACCATACCAGCAGACATAATCTTGTTTTCATTGGCAAAGTTAGCCAAGTTCTTCCCGGTAAAGCCTTCCGCCATAGCACCAGCACGCCCCGCCGAACTCATGTTGGAAAGAGTTTCTCTAGCCATATCGTTTGTCATGCCAGTCGGCGTACCAAGTGGGGTTGCACCTTTAGGTAATTGATTAAACAAAGAAAGCCCTTCGTTGGCGGGCAAACCACCCCTAACTGCTTCAAAAGGCTGGTTCATTATGGATGCGGATGGAGTTGCTGCGGCTCCTGTTTTTGCGGCTTCGGCTGCTGCGGCACTTGATTTAACGCCCTCCATAGCCAAAGATTGGCCAAGAGTTGCCCCGCCATATGCGCTAAGTCCAGTCATCAGGCCCTTACCCAAGCTTTGGTTGGGATTAAGCACCATACTTCCACCACCCACAATAGCTGCTGCCAGAAGGGGGTTGGGAACACCCATAGCCATTAACCCAGCGCCAGCCACCATAGGGAGGATAGACGACAAAAATCCCGCTTCGGGCATTCCAGTTTGGGGGTTGATGGTCAACGATCCGCCATGCGCTTTAGCAATATCTTGCAGGCTTTTAACTTCCCCTTCAGTCATGTGGACGAGGGTAGTGTCTGGGCCTCGACCTTTGGCGGCCAAGTGACGGGCGATATCGTGTAGGCTCATTTTTACCTCTTGAAATAGGGGTTAATAGATGTTATCAGTTTAAGTTCAATTAACCAACTTTCCAATTGGTTCCGTCTGAATACACGGGTACTTTAACTGCTCCGCCGCCCACCACTGCTGAACCAAACGTAGGGCCACTTGCATCAGACACAAACGCTAACGTTCCCGCACCCGAAGTTACTGCGCTAGGAAGAGTACTTACCGTATAAACATTGAGTTTTATGTTGGACGCCGCTTGTAGCTGCCGAAGGGTATTGTCAAGTTGGTTGAAGTAAAAACGCAAAATATTGTTTAAACTGTCCAAGTACCTTTGTTCGTACTCCGTTGGGGCGTTGGGTAAACGTGGGGCGGCAATAGGATTTATAAGGTTTTCTGATGTGATTACGTATGTCATTAACTACCTCGTCTGCCGTCTGGTCGAATGTCAATCCTAGGTGCGCCCAACTGCCAAGCTGTACCTATCTGGTCAGACTCTACTTTAAAAGACATTTGTCTGCCCCGAACTCGGGTATTGATCTGCCCGGTAAATTGTTCAACGGTGTATGTTCCAATCCTAGCCACAGTGCCGTAGTCCACGCCGCCCACAGAAGGGGGCACGTTGTACCCTGAACCTGAGTTTTGCAGTGGCAGCAGCGTCATAGTGACCTGCGGAGTTGGAGAAGTCTCCGAACCCCTGAATGTGATGTCGGGCAGCATCCTCCACACAAACCCAAAGTTGTGCCCGTCCCCAATATCAAACTCGGATGATGTGATGTAGGCGTTGATAGGCAGCTCTGTGCCCGTTTCGTTGTCGTTTACACCAGACTCCTGATTGACTATGTTGTACGTATAAGTAGCGGCAATTGGATATTGCCTCAGTCCAGAGTCCAGCCAAGCCGTTCTAGCCATGGTGCCGTAGTACCAAGCATCTTCTAAATAGTTATAAATCACGTATTTATCTATGGTGTTAGAGTCGGCTGAACAATAAAACCACCAGACTTCGTTAAAGCCTTCATTGGTGCTGGCAAATATTTGGTCAGATTGGGCTACGTTAATGTTTTGGAAAATGTACTGCCTCAAATCACAGCGCAGGGTGTTGGTGCGTCCGTCGTATTTGTAGAACTTGTCAATACCCATCCAGTACACCACGCCAGAAGCAATCGCGGAAGCATTAGGCCCTGCTATTGACACGTTATCCGCCAAAAGCTGATGACCCCATACATAGGGTGGGCCCAAATACTGCAACGAATAAAGGGATGAATCTGTCCAAATCAAAATCTCTTGACGAGACTGCATGGCCGTCACAATTTTGGAACCGTGAGAAAGCCGGAGGCTACCCGCCTGATTGGTCACTGCGGGTGTCCAGTTGGTTACGGATTCTTGGTCTGACCAGCGCACCAACATGGGGTCAAAAGTGGTTGATAAATAGTCGTTCGTACCAAAACAAATCGTAAATCGGCTGGCGTCTGACACCAAGAAGTAGTTTTGCGAAAGCGGTACATCTGATGCCCCGGTCAAACTCGATACGGGAACACCTCTAGGAGAAATGCTGTGGGTTGGTGATTGTGTTCCGGTGGTATTGATCAACGCACCCGATGGTGTTGCCGATAAATTGAACGTCGTGCCCGATACGTTACGAGCGTAGTACACAGTACCTACAACCAAGCCCGTAGGCAAGGCTCCTGTGGTGGTAAATGTAAACGCATCGCCTTCCGACAGATTGATTGTGGCTGTTACAACCGCAGGAGTTGCAATTGTTACGGTAAACGTGGAGCCGGTAAGACCTATATTGGCATTCCAGTAATAGAGAGGGCCACCGCGTGGGCCGTAGATCAGGTCTTCACCAAAGTTGTTTTGGTTCCATATCCGCAAAGCATCTGTAGAAGTGGAGCCAATACCCCAAGTTCCAGAACTCCAAGCACCTGCGCCCCAGCCAGTTAATGGTTGTGCGATTGCCGGGCCATTATTGACTTGATACACTGCATAAACAGTGCCGCCGCCCGTCGTGCTGGAAGAAGCAGTGCCCGATACAAGGATGGTATAGGTTGTACCACTGACATAAGTAAGTTGGTATTCACCATTAACCGTAACGCCACCAACAGCCGACGCCCCATAAAAAGTAACGTAGGCTCCGTTTGTGTACCCGCCCGCTGCGTCGGTTACTGTGACGGTAGTAAAGCCGCCAGAATTGGTAGTAGTATCGGTTGCGAATGGATTGGTTAATGTAACTTCCGCTCTAACGGGCGTGATATCGTAATAAACCCCACCGTTTTCAATATAAAACTTTTGATTAGTCCCAACCCCGAGCAAATTTTGAAACCCTAACGTGACCCAATTCCACAAAGATCGGCATACCCCGATAAAAGTAGAAGAAGAAATACGTTGCCACCCACCAATTTTTTCTGGTGTGCCTTGTCTAAACCGCACCTTGTCGCAGTCATACCACCCACCCTCGGTGGTATAGCGGGTGTTTTCTCTATTGACCCCCGGTTTGAACAGGATTTTTTGTAACGGCATGGCGCATCCTAAGACAAAAACAAGGCACGCTCGTCTATTCTGCGATTTTGTAGCCCTTTAAGGATTTTGCCACCTGCTAGGCAATACTTCAAGAACTCTTCCGCAGCGCCTTCCATATCGCCCCTAAGAGCCTTTTGACGGAGGGTGCTTCGCTGTAGTGTGCCCAGACCAACATTAAAGCTAAAGCTAACAAGAGCATCGAACTGCCCTTGGGTAAGGACAACGGGGACAAACTTTGCAACACCCCGTTCAAAGCGATCCAAGTCTGCACGTAGTATTCCATCTACCTCTTCCATCGTAAATTTGCGATCATCCTCTGGGCGCAGGGGGAAGCCATCGCGGTCGTCTATCTTGAGCTTGCCCTGCTCAGGGTACAAAACGTGGCCCACACCAATCGTCCAAAGCCGCGCCGGGCAGCGGTATGGCTTCTGTCTTACACCTTCATGGTGTTTGATCATGCCTATGGCTTTGGGGCTGACGTTCATTTACCAAAAGCCCGACCACCAAAATGAAACGCTATTATTGAAGCAAACAGGGTTTGGGTTTCATTGTCCCAAAGTTGATCAGCTAACTTCTCAAAAGACACGCCAGAAGCAATACCATGCCATGCGAGGGTCAGGTCGATTACTACAAGCAGAAAAAAGAAGCCGTAGGTAATAACGGGCCTTACTGAAGCGCGTAAGTTGTGCATCCATTGGCTAGTCCCTTCGTTCAGGCTCATGTCATGAGCGTAGATAGCTTGCATCTCTGCTTGCTGCGCCCCAATTAGAGCTACCTTTTCTGACGATTTTGTTTCAATTTCAAGCTGTTCAGACTTAATGTGTTCTATACGTTCTTGCGCCTCAAAACCCAATTTGCGTAATTCCATCTCCCTTTGAATTTGCATCTGCGCCAAAGCAAGCTCATGCTTTTTGTCGGCACGATCCTGAAAGAAGTCCAACAATTTGGGCAAGCCGCCCATTAGGAATGACACAATAGTTGAAAGTAGAGTAATCATTTTTTGACCTCAAAATTAAGATTTGGATGCCGTGGGTACTGCACAATTCGTTCACCTTCGGGGCATTTGTATTTGATTTGCGCAAGAAGTGTGGCTTGACCTGCTGCTATTTTTTCTTTTTTGGAAATGGTTAGCTCATAAGTAAAAGTGTCAATCTCAGGGCCAGCGGGGCCGCTGAACTTGCTTGCGGTAGTGCTTACCTCATGGATCATGCCCAATGCATCTCGTATGTTGGGCGTAAAACTTTCAACAGAACAATCATCCCGTTTTTTGACTCTTGCTACTGTGACGCTGATCGGCTGATTGTGTTCAGCCACAATCTTAAAATGTTCAGGGTGCCATTCAATTATGGCGCGGTCAAAAAAGCCGAACTTGTCGGCTAAGGTATAGCTTCCACCAAGCGCAGCAACGCTTGCTGCAACTGCGCTAATGGTTTTGGCTACGTCCACTTTATATTCCAAGCAGCTTCTTGACAAACTCCGCAGCCACGCCGGGGCCGAGCAGCACCACAGCAATCACTACATAAAGCAGGTACTCAATCTTGGCCATGCGCTTAGAGCCTTGGGCAAAGCTCTCTTGTATGCCTTGGTATCTTTGGGCGCAGACGGCCTCATGGATAGACAGTCGTTTGTCGGTTTCAGTGGCAAGTTCGTGTATCGTTTCCATGAGGCTGTTTCTTTAGTTTGCTTTTACTGCGGCTTCAGCAGGTTGGTCTTTCAATGCTTCTTTCAGCATCTTTAAAAACGCATCCTTACCTACCACCAATTGATGAAGTTGAAATTGGGTTGAACCAATCTTTCGGTCTAAATCTACACAATGGTTGAATAGTGCAACTTGATTCTCCGTGAAGTTGTTTGCATCGTATTCAACGTCATCTATTGTCACGATTTGGGGTTGTTTGTTTGCCATATCGTATTTCCTTTCAATGTGCCGCCAAGAACGGGTGGCGGCTTCCCGTTATGCTGCCCAAGGAAGGGGCGTATTTTCTGGGCTGACAGGAGGTGTTATCTGACTGTCAATCTGACCCTGCACACACTGCTGTGCGCTGGTGATTTGTGATTCAGGAATCCAGCCAATCACAATAGCTTCTGTCAGTTGGTCATAGGGAATGAACGTGCTTGACTGGTTGCTGTCAAACATGGTGTTGCCGTCTATAGAACCTGTGTATTGTCCGTCTGCGCCTGTGACCGTCCACAACACGTTGACCACGTAATCGGGGTCAGGTGTCTGCAAGGTATACATCGCATTGATGGTGGTGGTGAATGTGGTCATGATTAAGCTCCTTGTTGTGCTTGATAAGCCGCAATGATTTCAGGTGTCCAAGCCACATTGCAGATAGCCACGACATTTTCAGGTTGACTTGTGAGGTCTTGACCCGGTGTCAGGCTTGTGCGGTGGTAGGTTTGGCTCAGTTGCTGACCGTCTTCCATGATGCGAGTTGCCTCACGATAGAGAACGATGCCGTTCTCAGTCACGGTGATTTGGTCGATTACTTTTTCTTTCGTGATTGCCATTTTGGTTTCTCCTTAAAGTTGGCGTTGTGTCCAGCCTGACAAATCCAATCAGGCTAATGAACTTCGTGGTTATACAAAATATGTGCCCGAGCAAGCAATCGTTCCAGCGTTAGCTAGGCTACCACTACTTATATCGCCTGATTGCTGTGCCAAATTTAAAATTGATTGATTTGCGTCTAAGTTGTAAAACAAAGCAGATGTAGTTGTTATAGTTCCAGCAGAACAAGTTGCCAGCAATCCCACAGTTCCACCACCTTCTTTTACAAAAGGTAATCCTGTAATATAAACACGTCCACTACCTGATTTTGACCCCCATGTAATGCTCATGTTGATACTTACTGACCTGCCAATTTTTACATAAGTAGCATTGGATAGCGTAAGTGTTTGCGTGTTTGCATCAAATTGTAAAACAGGTGTCCAAGTACCCTCCTCATAATCGTCTAGCGTATTTGCGTTTGACGCTGCGGATTGTGTTGCGGGAAAAGTGATGCCTGTTCCAGTTTGTGGGACTGCACCATTAAGCGCAACAGACCTTGTGCTGTTAGTTGAAATAAGTGGATTCCCATCCCCATCAGACAGCACGATGTAGTTACTTGCAGTGCGAATGTCTAAGCCGCCTTGGTTGCCGTTGAAGCCGCCAAGGATGGTGTTCTTGGAACCTGTGGTAATTAATTCGCCAGCAGACCCACTTGCACCCGAACCAACAAAGGTGTTTGACCCACCAGTAGTCAACACATTACCAGCGCCATAACCCACAATTGTGTTGAAGCCACCAGTTGTAACAGCGTTACCAGCAGATTTGCCAATAAACGTATTCTGTGTACCCGTAGTATTACTATACCCAGCCTGATAACCAACAGCAGTGTTGTTGCTTGCTGTGGTGTTGTTGAACAAAGCAGAATCGCCAATAGCGGTGTTGTAATTGCCCGTGGTGGTATAGTACAAAGCAAAATTACCAACAGCCGAGTTGCTTGTGCCAGTTGTATTATTTCCGGCAGAGTTCGTACCAATTGCAGTATTGTTTGTTCCTGTAGTGGTTAAGAACAGAGAATATGAACCAACACCTGTATTTCCAGCGCCAGTAGAAACAGACAAAGCATTTGCGCCAAACGCAGTGCTATCTGACGCAGTTGTGTTGGCTCTAAGGGCGTTTATGCCTGTTGCCGTATTGCGAGTACCAGTCGTGTTGCTGTACATCGCCTGATACCCAACAGCAGTGTTGTTAGATGCTGTGGTGTTAAAGTTTAGGGCTTGCGTCCCTATTGCTGTGTTGTTTGAGCCAGTGGTGTTTAAAACATTAGCGTTAAAACCATATGCAGAGTTATTTGACCCAGACGATAAGTACGCCAAAGTGCCTTGACCAAAAGCACAGTTATAGCTACCAGTTGATGTGGTAGCGGTATTTGAACCAAGATTAGTATCGCCAACGGCTGTATTAAAAGTACCTGTGTTAGTTCTACCCGAATTGTACCCAACTAGTGTGTTGTAATCTCCTGTGGAGGCATATCCTGCACCAGCGCCAATAGCGGTTAAACGAACACCAGTAGTATTACTATACCCCGCCTGATAACCGACAGCAGTGTTGTTAGAGGCGGTGGTGTTAAGAGCCAATGCGCCAACCCCCAACCCTGTGTTGTACGACCCTGTGGTGTTGGAGTACAAAGGCCCAGTAGCAGTACCGGGATAATCAGAACCAATCGCAGTGTTTGCCGAGCCTGTGGTGTTGCTGTACAAAGCCAAGCGACCCATAGCAACTAGTGCTGTACCAGTCGTGTTTGTGTATGCGGCTTGATAACCCACAGCAGTATTGTTAGATGCTGTGGTGTTGGAGGCAAGTGCTTGACGACCGACGGCTACATTTTTTATGCCAGTTGTATTTGCGGCAAGCGGAGCATAACTACCAACAGCAGTGTTGTCGTCTCCTGTTGTGTTTGCTACAAGTGCATTTGAACCAACAGCCAAATTAGAGCCGGTAGTAGCGACAAGCAAAGCGTTATATCCAAACGCAGTTGTATTGTTATTTGATGCAGTACCAGCCGCCAAAGCACTAGCACCCACCGCAGTATTGGTAGACACAGCACCTGCACCACGTCCTACTGTGATGCCGTAAATGAGAGCATCTGAGTTTGCTACTTCTAGTTTCTTGGAAGGCGAAGTAGTACCAATACCCAGCCCTGTGCTGGTAAACCTTGCAAACTCAGGGGCGCCATACTGACCAAACGCCATGTTGTTGCCGTAACTAGCAATATATGGGGCAGTAGTTGTAGTTGGGTCGGAAATTAGAATTAACGCATTAGAGCCACCGCTTCTTGCAAAACGAGAAACTACTTCAGCGGATGAAGAGACATCAAGTTTGTAAGAAGGCGAAGTAGTCCCAATACCCAGCCCTGTGCTGTTTAGGCGCATTTGTTCTGCATTAGATGTGTAAAAAGTTAGCGCATTAGATGATGCGTTATTTAAACGAACCTCTGAAGCACTAGCCAAAACGCCTCCATATTCAGTTGCGCCATCGTTAGATAAAAAAGCAATCTTTGAAATGTTGTCTGTAGAACGACCTTTAACTAACAAACCATTCGCGGTGGCAGTTGCAGAAACAAAAGTTCCTGTTCCAGTTGTGGCAAAGTTAGTCCCATCAAACGTCAGCGCAGACCCGCTGGTAACGACTTTAGAGCCGTTGAGGTAGGTCACGCCGTTGGCTGTGCCGCCTGAGAGGGTGACAGAGCCTGCAACCACTTCGTTTCCCGCAAGATACAGGTTGCGAGGACGAGTTGCGCCAGAAGCACCAATGTCGTAGGTGTTGTCCGTAAAAATCAGGTTGCTGGTGATTGTGCCGTTGACGGTCACGGTATCGGCAGAGGCGTCTCCAAGGATGGTGTTTCCTGTGACTGTCAGGTTGGTAAATGTGCCTGAACCGCTGGTATTACTGACTTTGATGAAGTCTGAGCCGTTCCACGCGCAAACTGCTGATTCACCCTTAACAATCGTCACGCCCGTGGTTGGGCCTACCCCACGAAGCACAATGGACTGAGTGCCGCCCGAAGCGTTGATAACGGTGTAGACCTTAGATTGAGCAGGGGCAGTGATGTTGCGGGTTGTGGTGCCCGAGGCCGGGTTCCAAAGAATGATGGCCTGCCGTGCTTGGTTGGACGCGCCGGTGGTGGTTGTCAGCGTGATATCTGCATCGGTTGTGATGCTGGTCGTGCCCGCTACCGCTGTATCGAGCAATGATGTGATAGCGTTGTTGACCGTATCACCCCAACTACCTGATAGCTCTCCAGTAACTGGAAGTGCCAGACCAAGGAGGGATGTATATGCTGTTGTCATGTGTTTGACCTCATGTTACGACTTCTTGCCAGTTGGCGGTTTCATCTGTATCTACAAGTGCCCAAGCAGGAGTTTGCCCATTGTTTAGATTTTGCCACGAAGCAGTTTGGCTGTCATCAATCAACTGCCAATATACTGCAATTACTTCACCCGTAAAACCGCTTGCCAAGTTGCCCGTTAAAGAAAGAGAACGAGGGGCCACGGCAACCGTCCCCACACTGCCCGCCGCGCTTACGCCTGTAAGAGCTATATTTTTTCCAGCGGTTACGGTTCCTACTTCACCTGTTGCCGTAAGCGGACTTAAGGGGACAATAACTTGAGAAACGTCGCCTTGTGCATAAACGCCCGCTAAAGTTACAGACGCCGACTGAACTACGGTTCCTACAAAACCTTCCGCTGAAACACCTGTTAAGGCTTTGTTTTTGTCAGGGCTTACTGTCCCAACTTCTCCACTGGCAACGTTTCCAGTCAAAGCCAAAGAACGTGCGCCTAGTGCTACGTTACCTACTTCGCCCGCAGCTTGATTACCCGTTAAAGCAGCTTCTTTGCTGTGCGTTACGGTTCCTGCAAAGCCTTCACCAGCCACGCCCGTGAGGGCAACGGTAAGCGCAACCCCCAAATCACCAACGTAACCGTAGGCTACATCTCCGTCTTCAGCTTCAGAAGTGCTGGGTGTTACTGTGCCAACTTCGCCCGCAGCGGATACGCCCGTAAGCGCAAGAGATGTAGCCCCACGGGAAACTGTACCAACCGCCCCATCAGCGGATACACCAGTAAGGGCAACCGTAATAGTGGGCGTAACGGTTCCCACGGCTCCTGAAGCCGAGTTTCCCGTGATGGCAATGGATATAGACGGGGTTACGGTTCCTACGGAACCTGCTGCCGCATCTCCGGTGAGGATGGTTTCGCCATTGCCCCAAGTGCCGTAGCCCCAAGCGCCAACGCCCCACCCTGCCATGATCTACCCCTTTATGTGGTAGCTAAGCGCAGCAGAGCAGTTGACGTGGTATTGGAAGGCATAGTCAGTGTGAACGTACCAGCAGTAATGGTTTGAGAACCAAAGGTATGAACAGAAACAGCCTTATTACTCTGAGTAGAGTTATAAATTAACACGCAGTCAAACGCTGTAGAAAGCGTCACAGTGGTGTAAGTGATGGAAGCAGAGGGCGTCCAGTACCCCACGCCAGCCGTTGCCGAAGTGTTGGTAGAAGCTGGAGCACTTGCGTTCGTCACAGTTACCCCGCCAGCGGTGTACCCTGTACCCGATACTTCATTGGTTGCACTGTAGGCAGTAGTGGCTGCATTGACTGTTGCAGTTGTAACGTACAGCGCGGCTTTGAACGTATCGGCTGTAGAAGCCGCACGAATAGGCGAAGTTCCGAAATTGTGCGTGGCAGTCATCAGTTCACCGAGGAACGAGGTACACATGCTTTGAGTATTGGCCATGATATTTCCTTAAAAAGAAGCGGCTTCACCGCCACAAAAAACAGGCATTTTCTTCAAGGTAACGTGTGCAGAACGGTGAACCAATTCGCCATCCAACCAGTACTCCACCCATGAAGTTGATTCGTTGTCATTGTCGATGGAACCTTCGCGTTTTTCAAGCAAAGAATCGTCCATTTCACCTTTTGTAGTGGTTACGATCAATTTGAACTCCTTATGCGATACGTATAATTGCTGAAGTATTGGTAACAGCGGGAAACTGCACCGTGAAGGTAGTGGTAGAGGTTTTGTCGTTACCAAAGTCTAAAACACAAACCGTTGGGTTGCCGCCGCCGCTCTTATAAATCAAAGCCCCGCGAGCGGTTAAAGCAGCCGACCATACTGCATTAGCAAACGACAAATAAGCAATATCCCCGGAACTTCCCGTTGTAGGGGTTTGGCTTACCGTAAGAGTGTATCCCCCAGCGGTGTACCCAGTAGCTACAACCTCCCCAACGGATGTGTAAACATTCGTTGTCTGATCCAATGTAGCTGCATTGGTATACAAAGCTATCTTGAATGTGTCAGACGTAAAGTTGTATTGACCATTTGCAAGACCTGTTTTAAAAACATTACACGTCCAATTTCCAGTAAACGCCATTACGTCACCGCCTGTCTAAACTGACCAGAACGATAAGCATCTTGACGCTCCATGCCGTCGCCAAGGCGTTTTGCAAGGGCAAGGGCTTCATTGTATTTTGTGTTGTACAAAGTAACCATATCAGCCTCACCCTTCATGTAAGTGATGGCCTCTACCAAAGTACCGTACAACAAAACACTGTCGAAATTGTCGCCAAGCCACGTAGTGCTTGCAGTGACTATGGATTCTGGATAATAGTAATAATGAAGTTCTACGGTATAGGTTGCGTCAGGAGTTGGGCCTAGGATAAACGAAAGTTCGTTTGTTATTACATTGGACACCACTGTCGGGCCAAACAAGGCGTAGTACTTTGGTATGGCTGTGTCTGTCGGGCTTGGATAAGACTGGCGTATAAAATTAACGTCCTTGTTCAACAAATACTCATATTCACCACCACTGATTACAGCCAATGAATAAACCGCCAAGAAATCATTTGGGGCTGATAGGTATTTGTTACCTGATGTAATTGTCCCCGTCATATTTTTACGTATAGACGGAAACTGAACGGAGTTGTAAATGCGCTGCTCCGCCTGCTCAATGAACGTATTCATATCCGCAGTGGGGAACGTGTTCTCTGTGTAATCAGAGACGGCAGTTACAAGAGCCGTATAGTTCACGCCATCGGCCCCCGAGCCATCACGCCTTTAGTGGCTGCACCAGTACCACGGATTTTGATCCCAGAAGTTTTAGGCTCCTTGTAAGGATCGCGGCTGATATTGCCAACAGACATGTTGACATCATTAGCAGTCATTCGGTTGCCACCTTGATACCCACTGTTCTTGATGTCCACACCAGACTTACCGTCCATGGTATGGGGTTCAGCATAGACTTCAGCTTGGCCGACTTCTTTGCCGCCAACCTTGTTGCTAAATTTAGCCATATTAGCCTCCGCGCTTGTAAGTGAAGGACGACTTTTTCTGATTGGCCACTTTGGCCAAACCACGACCCAACTGCTTCATTTGCAAATTGGTCTTGCCGCCTTTAGCCAGCTTAGTCATAGGCTTGCCGGGATGCATGTGTTTTTCGTGCTTATGCACGGCACCAGCAATCATTTTCTTGTCTTGCTTTAAATCTTTTTTGTCCATATTAGACTCCTAAGTTACGCTTACCGTTACTGTACCAAGTTCTACAGCCAACACCAAGTTATTTGGCGTAAGAGCAGCATCAAAATTTCGGGCCCCCCCTACTGGGTTCCAACCCCACTGAAACACTCGACTACCTGCTTCTGGGTAACCAAACCCGTCTACGGCTACACTGTTTGTCAACAAAATCTGCAATCCGTTTTGTCCTGAAACTTTATAGCTCACATCCGGACGCGGTTCACGCACTGCTTGCGGATCATCAACTGGATACATACCAAGTTGTAATTGCGGATGGTCAGGATCCCAGCATTCGTGGCACACCTTAATTTTGAACGGCCTTGTCTTGACCGTCTGGGTACGCAACTCTTTAAGCATATACCTCTGCGCACAACGATCACACTCCGCAATCGCATATTTGCCTGAAGCAAACCGATTAGGCATAGAACATGTTCCTTGGCACAAACCGCAAAGGAGATGTATCTCGGTCTTCCGCAGCGGCCAAATCCCACTGCTGCTCATATTCCATCTTCAACCCAATAACTCGCTGTTGGTCTACTCCGGGCAACTTTGTGCTCAACTGATAAGCCAGCCCAGCCACCATACAAGGGATAAAGCGGAATGGGATGTCTTGAACCTTCACGCCGGAACCAGCATCCTGAATACGCCGCATACGGTAGTACACAAACATGTACTGATCACCCGGTGCATTTGGCGTTGGCCAAACGTTAATTGCCGGAAGGTTTTGAACTGTGATAGCCGCACCAGAAGTGTGCGCTGCTGCCGTCGTGTTATTTTGCCCGCGAGCGCAGTTAAGCAACTGGTTGTTTACAGGGTCTACGTTAGGGTAGCTGATGGTTTCGCTACCAATTTTGATAAAACCGGCAGTTGTCAGATTGGCCACCGACGACACTGTAATTGTGGTGTCAGTACTGGTAATGGTTGCAGCCAATGTGGCTGTGCTTAGATTTTCTTGTCCAGATTGGCGATTGAACCAAACCTGAATAGGACGGCCTTGCGCTAATTTGTTTGGCAAGCTCATGTAGGTGGGTTCTGAAATCCGACTGATGTTGATATCAATCTGATTGCTTGTAGCATTGTTCTGACGGATCACAGTGTCCAACAGATCAATCGTATCTACGGGTACTGGATAGATGGCTTGCCCAGTCACCATGGGGATCTGACCTTGCTCAACCGTCCAGAAATTAATGCCTCGGTTGGCCCACTCGATGGTCAAGATGTTTAAAGACCTGCGGGCCGTGCGAAAGTTATAGCCTGTACGCAATTCCTGACCGCAACGCTCAAACGCCTCCTCAATGAGGTCGTTCATGTCGAGATTAAAGACTGAGGTTCCGGTAGTCGTGGCCATGATTACTTCATTTTCTTAAGTGTTTGCGCCAGACGAGCACGTTGTCCTACTTTACCGGACTTTTTTGCAGCCGCAGCAAGTTTTTTTGCGGGGATCTTTTCACCAGCTTTAACACCCAATTCTTTTTTTAAAGCACCGGGTTTTTTAATAGCACTGGCAATCCAATTCTTAGCAGAGCCGCCTTTTTTCATGGTTTCTACGCCACGACCTTTAAGGATGTCCGCTTGGGTAACTTTGCCATCACCCGTTAAATCAGGAAACTTTGCCATTATCGGAACCTCGCTGTTTTCTGAGCTATGCTCTTGGGTTGCGCTACAAATTGTTTGCCGGTTTTCTTACCAGCCCGCTTTGCCCGTGTGGTAGCAGCGTACTCAGAAGGACTGAGACTTTTGATCGCAGCTTCCGGCAAGTAACGTTCGCCTGTTTTGCTAGACGGTTTTCCACTTTTGGTACGCCATTTCTGATCGCCCCAATCTTTGAGAGATTTTTGAGGGGCTGCTAATCCACCACCAGCTTTTTTCTTTACGCTTGCACAATGGGCTTTTTGTGAAAACCCTTTCGGATGTTCACAGTCAATAGAGTCCTTGTACTTTTTTGACCAAGTCATTTGTACCCACCGCCAGCCGCCTTGTACCTCTTGGCAACAAGTTGCGCTTTTCTGGCCGACCATTGACCTGCACCGGTGCCTTGAGTCGCCGCTGCTTTTACTTGAGCAACGATGCGTTTGCGCAGACTGGGTTTGGTGTAGTTACCAGCAGCATTTACCTCGCCGCCCTCTTTGTACTGGGTGAAATCAGTGTCATCCCGACGAGGCTTCTTAGCCCCGCTCGGCATTTTGCTGGCGCGGATTGCGCCCATACCACGGGATGCCATCATAATTTAACGGGCGTAACCGCCGCCTTTCATGGTAATCATAGTACCTTTAGTCTTGCCTTTGGTGGCGCAACCGTCAGCACGTTTGGAAGCGGAAGAAACGGAGCCGCCCTTTTTGTAACCCTCGTCTTTTAACCCCTGCCTTACACCTTTTTTAAAGTTAGCGCGGTCGGTCATACCCATTTTTTCTGATAAGTAAGCATCAGCATCGTCAAACTTATCTCCGATGTATTGACCTGCCCTTTCAAGATACGCCGCAGGGGTGCCCAATACGCCACTGCGAGTTGCGGCTTTTTGTTGGCGGTTATAACCTTCTTGCCTTCCTTGATCCCGCGCTGCTTTCGCCATATCTGCCCGATCAGCGCGTCTTTGCTCTAAATACTTTTCCTCGTTAGTAGGCCCAAACTTGGGGGCAAACTCAGTATTCGTTAAAGACTGGTTGTAGGCTTTTTCCGCCTTCATGCGTTCTTTTTCATCCCGCGCTTCTTGAAGCATTTGTTCTTTAGTAGCCATGATGGACTCCTTAAATTAGCACTTGCCGCCGTAGTTCATCTTTTTGGCCATTCCGCCTTTTTTCATCACACGGGAACCGATGCCGTTAGGCACACCGGATCCGGCCATCTTGACTTGCATACCTTTGGTTTTACCCTTGGTTGCAACGCCATCACGGCTAGGAGCTGCTGTCTTGACTTTGCCCATTGAAGAAGCCGCCATGCCGCCAGAAGCCATTTTCTTGGACATGCCGCCTTTGTTCATTGTCAATTCGCCAATAACACGTTTCTTTTCCGCCATCAAATTGCGTTTGCCTTTAGCGGTCGATGCTTTTTCAGCATTAACACGGCCAAGCTCTTCGAGACGATTCATGCGAGATGTATTTGCCATAGTATCACCACCTTTTGAAAATTTGCGGCCTTTGTCCGCGTTAGAAAACTCTTTGCCCACGGACTGTGGGACGCCTACTTTCTTCGCAAAAGCTGGACTATGTGCCACAGCCTCCATGAAATTATGTTGCTTTTTACTTGTGCTGGGCATGATCTACCTCAACAGTTCCAAGCTCTAAGACTTTTATTGATCCGTGAATTGGGATCGTTTGCGGTTTTGGCGCTGGTCAACTTTTTCTTCATACCAGTCATCCTTGCACAGAAAGAGTCGCGCCGTGAGCCGCCTTCGGGTTGAGGACGTTTTAACCCCGGCTTCCCCGGATTCGCTGCATTGTAGGACGCACGTCCCTTGGCGTTCAAGCCGCCTTTGGGGTTCTTGCCTTCTTTGCGCGTCCATGCGGGCGTCTTAGCCATAAAAGATCGTGATTCCAGTAACAGAACCAACGCTAAGAGTTAAATACAATCCAGAACTTGCCAAAATACCTTCGCCGGGAACTTGAATATAAAAAGTATTTGGTGTACCCAAACTTGCTATATCCATGGTGTATAAAACATCGGCAGTAGCACTGCCATTACGAATTTCAAAAGTTGCGGCAGTGCTGGCTTTTGGGGATACAACTAACCCCTTTAGCCTTGAACGACTGCCATAATAAGAACCAGCCGCACTAAGGTGCGCTGATAAAACATCGGTTTGCATCATGATGCGATGCTCCTATTAAGCGATACGGCTAAATACGTATGCAGTTGCGCTGGAGAACATGATTCTGAAACAAGCCAGACCGGTTACACCGGAGGGCACGGTCAACAGACCTGCGCCTGCACCAGAGCCAGCAGCGGCGGCGGCAGACAAAATACCGTTAGTTGCCACAGCAATAGTCACAGTGTTTGCGCCAGCGGTGTTGTCAATATACAAGTCCATCACAGTACCAGCAGTTGCACCAAGTGCGGCACCAAGCAAAGTGCCGGTAGGCAAAGTAATGGTAGTAGCTGCGGCTGAGGTAGAAGTGATATAGCCTGTAGCAACTTGTGCTGCGGTGGCTGTAGCCGTTGCATTGATAGCAGCGGTGCTTGGGTGATTCTGGTCAGTAAAAACCAGATTGGTAGCCGTTACTGTAGTAGCGGCCAAAGTGGTCACACTAGTGGCTGTGCCAAGAGTGGAGGTTGTAGTAACTGCGCCGGTGTTGGCGTCAATAGAAATAGTTTGAAAGCCGTTCTGCGAGCGAACTGGGCCGTTGAATGTGGTATTTGCCATGATGATTCCTTACATACAAGTTAGGCGCATCAATCTGTATGTCGTCAGCCGGGGCTGTTTGATGCACCGGAAAGCCCGGATTAGCGTAGTTGTATCACGGTTCTTAAGTAGGGTCAACGAGTTTGTTAGATTTTGCTAAGTTTTCTTCTTGAGTAATAACCCGTAAGTTCCATGGAACGTGCAGGCCACATACCTCGTCAGAGCGTAGTGGAACGATATGGTCAACCACGTATTGCTCTCCAGTTGTCTTGGTCATTGTGATGGCAATTTGGTAAAGCTGTCGAATCTCGGACTTTTGTTTGCGTGTTAGCCACGGCGGTGTAGCATCCCGATGCTTCCGCCTGCGAACTTTGTTGTCTGCCAACACCTGTACTTTATTGTTGGTTTTCCACGTATTACGGTACTCCCGCAATACATGCGCAGGACGTGTAGAAGCAGCGGCTATAACCTTTTCTCTATTATTCTCGTACCACTTATTCTTACGGTCTTTTACATCTTCACGCTTGTTGTACTGACGGAAGTAATTAACCCGAGTCTCTGCGGCGTGCTGCCACTCAACTCTAAGACATTCAACGCAAGCACCTTTGGTTTTGCGCGGCGCAATGTGGCCGTGCTTGCAAGGCTCTCCAGTGAAGTAGTACTTAGCACCCGATGCCTTAGCTTCTGCTCGGGTTTTTGGTAAGTTTGTGGTGTCCATAAATGCTCCTGCGACTTAGTTACAGGTAATGTACACGCTCTAAAATAAAAGTCAAATGGGCAATAAAAAAGGCCCCGAAGGGCCTTTTCTAGATACCAAAGTATCAAGCTCCAGCGGAACCGTACATGCCCAGAGGGTCAGACCAGCCGAAGCTGTAACGCTCACGAGACTTGTAACGGACGTTGCCGGTATCGAAATCACCGTCCATTGACTGTTGCAACGGTGTACGCACGAAATGCTTCATGCCGTTTGGAACGTCTGTGGTCAGGAACCAAGCGTTTGTATCGGTCAAGAAGTGATTAATGGTGTAACCATCAGGGATGGAACCATTGTTCTTCAATGCGTTGATGTCGTTGTCAGCAGTAGACACACGCAATTCAGTTTCCAGCAAACGAGTTGCCGTGAACTGCAAAGCGGGAGGAACCACCAGCTTTTTAGGCTTAGCAGCGATCAACAGGCCACGCTCGTCTGTCCACAAGCTGATTTGAATCACAGCGTTTTCCAACGATGTTTCATTCAAGTCGGCAGGGGTAGATGGAATGTTGCTGTTGGTGCCACCAGAGATCAAAGGATGTGCTGACGAGAACAACGGTACGCCGTCACCACCAACGTAACCGCTGTTGAAACCGTTGTTCAAAACGGAAGCAGCTTTTACTTGCTTGGTGTATGCCATAGCGCGAGCCAAAGCTTTGGTGTAACGAGCGGACAACGAGTCATACAAGTTGTCTTCGATAGCCTCTTCAGTCAAGCTGAAGCCCAAAGCAATGGTTTCGTGGTTGTATCGAGCAGTCCATGCTTCCTGCGCATTGTCATAAGCAATCGCAGAGCCCTCGTTCTTCACCGGAGCGGCGGAGAATCCAGACAGCTTGGTTTCCTCTTCAAAACTACGCTCCGAAGTTTCGGTTTCGTAGATCTCTTTGTGCTCTTCGCCGTACTTAGCGTATTCCAGACCAAACAAAGCGTTCAGGCCGGGGAGCAGCTCTTTCAATAGTTGTGCGCGTGAAATTGCCATGATTTAGCTCCTTATACGCCGGTTGTGTTGTTATAGCTATGGAAGTTTCCATTCCAAGCCACCAAGACTTCTGGAAAGCCTACAAACGATAAAGCTGAACCGGCTGCCAGAGTAACTGCGGCATCCAAGGTCAGTGTGGTGGTAGCCACATTAATAACGGTTGCATATTGGCCAGCCAAAGTGCCAGTACCAGTAGGGCAAATAAGTTGCATACCGGGAACCAAGCCAGTTACAGCAGCGGTCAAAGTCACAGTTGCGCTGGAACCAGAGGTGCTACCAGTACCGGTCAAGGTAACAGCAGTCTCAGGAACAACGCCAACCATGCGCCATGGCAGAGCAGTAGTAGCACGATCACCAGCACCAGAAGTGCCAGAAGTAACGACAGCACCGGAAACCGACTGAGCGGAATTACCGGTAGTTGTGCTGCCAGAAACACCACCAGCACCACCAATCATGTACAGATTGGAGCCGACATAGTAGGGATTCAGATAGCCAACAGTGGTGCTGGTATTAGCCAAAGAAGTACCTTGGACGGTAACCACGGCTTTAAACAAAGCGCGAGGATCGTCAACAACAATAGCTTCGATGTCGTTAGCAGCGGTACTAGCGGGGTAGTACTGAGCAAACAATTTTTGGCCAGTTGTGGGGCTAGTGTAAGAACAGCCCATGAAAATGCCGAGCGTACCAGCAACGGGGGTGCCGGGAGACGAAGCGGCGCTCATAGCTGAGCGAACAATAGTTCCACCAGAGATTTGAACTACGTCGCCGTAGAACAAGTTTTGAGCATAAGCATACTCAATCGGTACTTTACGGGTAGCGCCGGCATAGGGCAGTCCGTCCAGACGGTTGAGCGGCTTAAACCCATAGGGTGCCGATACAGTTGGATAAGCCATTTAAGACTCCTTAAAAAAGATTAAGTACCTTTGCCAAAGCTACTTGAAGATTTACGCTCTCTAAAGAGCGGCATCCGCGCATCGCTTTGACGCATGAAACTATTATCTACAGCGTCCGTCTGAGCTTGGGTTTGTTTAGCGAAATAATCGTTTCGCTGATCCACAAAATCAGAAGGTGTCTTGCAAAGTAATAGCCCGCCAATCTCAATGTTGTCTTTATAACGACTATTGGGATCAGCTAACAGTCGGAATTTGGGTTGTTCTTCGACGGAAACGGGCTCCCAACCTTCACGGAGTTTGGCCGATAGGTTACGGGGATCTGCCATGTTATTCGTCGAAACACGAATCCAGCGATATCTATACCCAGCCTGTTTGTCTGGCTCAGGTAACAATTCAGGTTGCATCCACTGCTTAGGACGCTCCACTATCGCACGTGTTTCAAGTTCTCTTGCGAGTCTATTTTCAGCCATTTTGGGCCTCCACTTTAAGGAATTCCTTCACATACTGCTCAGGAGTAATTCCAAGTTTTTTGATCGTATTCATCTGACTTTGCTTTAGTCTGACTTTGTTGGAAGCCGTACTGCGCGTTGCCGGAGCCACAACAGTCGCGGGTTTTGCCCGTGGCTGTTCACGACCTTGTTCCACTTCCTCAATGCCAAAAGCATCAGGGAACCGTTTGCGCATCGTTTTGTCCAGTGCGCCGTAATACTCATCAGAACCAATTAAAACCCCATTTTCTTTAAGTTCTTCGTGTAAACCTAAAGCAAAAGCGGTCATTCCTTTATTTCTACCAAACCAACTGTTACGTTCTTGCCACGCTTCAGCTTTAGCATCTGGTTTAGGAACGGATTGATACTGCTGTTGTTGCGGTTGTACTTCATATCGTTCCTCCTGTAAAGGGGTCAATTTAAAGTTTTTTGCCTGAATAAGTCTTAAATTGGCTTCCTGCATCGCCTGCTGGGCTTCAACCAACTTATCTGAATCCCCGGCATCATAGGCTTCTTTATAGGCCCGCTTAGCCATATCCAATTCCATGGACGCATTACTTTGCACCGTGCTGGCAAATTCTTTTTCACCATTGGTCAGAATCTGTTTAATGCGTTGATTTTCTTGGAGTAGCCTTTGCGCTACAGAAATAGCTTCTTGGTGTTCCCGTAAAGCCGCTTCTTTCTCGCGCCGTTCATCGTGCCAAACCTTACGCATCTGTTTAAGTTTGTTCTTAACATTGTCGTCGTATTGGTCTAGCTCGTCTTTTTCCAAGTCCTCAACCAAAGGTTTTGGTAATGGCTGACGGCCACGATCCTCTGGAGGCGTGTCATCTTCAATCTCTATTTCAATTTCGGGATCCGTTTTTTCTACGGGTTTTCCCTTACTTTCCTGCTCTACTTCGTCAGGAAATTTAAATTCGTCTTGTTCTAAAGGCATTTTGTGCTCCTCTATTTACGTTTAATACCACGGGGATCATCCACTACTGCCTCAACAGAATCGTCATTGATGATTCTGAATTCGCGGCCATGAATAACCAGACGCGAACCCGCATGGGGGCGCACAAGGACAAAATCACCCTTTTTGCACCACGGCCCTGTTGGGAACCGTTTCTCGTCTTTGTAGCAATCTGGCCCCATATCTACAACAAACAAGACTGTTGTAAGAGTCTCTTCGTTGCGCATAGTTTCGTCTGCTTTAACCAATCCAACTTCACTATCTTCAAATTGCTTTTCCGCTTCCGGAATAGCACAAAGAATGCGATAGCCTGACGGTTTGGGTAGTTGTTTGCCTTTTTCCTCTGCGGTGGCAGTGAAGTTGTAGGCTCCCACAACTTGGGGGTTGTTGGCGTCTGTAGCCAACAAAATGGATTCAGTCATCCGAGTTCTCCATGGTTTGTTTCAGGTCTAGTATGTAACCCCGCATAATGAGTAGACCGCGAACCTCACCACACAGTTTCTTGTACTCTTCAAAAGAATCCGCTTTGCCGTCTGCCAGCCAATCCTTTATCTGAGTTACTTTTTCATCCGCTTGTTGAACTAGAACATCAAGTGCGTTCATTATTGATCCTCAAATTTTTAAGAGCATCCGCTCTAAGATCTATTATTTGCTTCTCGCGGTCTTCTTCCATTTGAGCAGCGACTTTTAATGCATCAATTGAAATTCGCTTGAATTCGGTTTCCTGCTGTTTAGCAATCCGCTCACGTTCAATCTCTAACTGGTCGGCTTTAGCAAAGGCATCAATCTGCTGTTTCTGTTGTTTCAACTGGACTTCTTGCGCCTTAAGTTGCAGCTCTTGTTGTTGCATTTGGATCAATGGATCCTGAGCCTGTTGCTGGGCTTGCTGTTGCGCCACTTGCTGCTGGTTGTTTTGCAGTAGTTGCTGAGCCGCTTGAGCCAACAATGGAGACAGACGCGCTTCGATCTCTGGACTCATGTGCATCTCTTCGCCAGCTTCATCTTTCTGTGGTGGTAAGGGCATGCCAAGCTGCATCTCAATTTGACGTCTGTACTCAAATCCCAAGTGCTCATTGATGTGCGCCATCATGGCCTGCTGCATAGCCTGCGCCATCGGGTTGTTTTGGAGCAACTGAATAATCTTTGGATCTTTCATTGCTGCCATATGAACCGTGATGTGTGCCTGATGATCTTGATACAAGAAGGCTTTGACAGGTTTGCCCATCAGCACGTTCTGGTTCTCGGTCACCGGATCGGTAGGTTTCTGATCATCTTCCATCGGAACCAACTTGTTTGCGTCCTTGATTCCCAACACGCTTAGCATTTGACGATGCAGGAGTGGTAAGTTGTATAACTGAGGGGATGCCTGAGCCAACTGCATGACCGCCTGATACTGAACAATCTTTTGCGCCATGGTGGACGCATTAGGATCGCTGACGGGAATCACATCCACGTCGTCATAGTCAGATTTCTTGGCCTTGCGACTTCCTTCAACGGGCTGGTAGTCGTAATCTTCTGGGGTGTAGTCCGCAATAATCTTCTTAAGAAGACCCAGCTCCTGCTTCATGCTGTAGTGGACACGCGCCTGAATAGCAGACATGTTCTTCAGTGTGCGCTCAAGGATTGCCAGTGTGGTGCCCACGGGTGAGTTAGCACTCATGTCGCTGATCTGCATATCCGCAGTGTTGGCAAAGCGACGGCCTTCCTCAACAACCTTGTCCATCAACATAGCAAGAACTTGTGAGGGCTCTTTATATGGCAGTGGTAACAAGTTATCTCTTAGCGTACCGCTGGCAACGTCCGCATCGCGCCACTCACCGGGGGCAATCGGCGTGTCGTCACCCTTGACGCGCATACCGCGAGTCTTGAAACCACCGGGCAAGTTGCTCAGCGTACCCGCATCAATAAGCTGACGCATGGTGCTTGTGGCAGATTTGGCAAATGCACCAATCAGGTGAATCAAACCAAAACAGTAAAAGCCAAAGCCCGGTACATAGCCGTAATGCACAAAGTGCTGACGCTTGGCGTATGTCTCGTCGTCGGGCTCCCAGTTACGGCGAATTGCCAAAACACTGCCAGAGCCTTTTTCTATAGTCACCACATAAGGTAGGGCAATTCCAGTCTCTTCCCCGTTCTTGTCTTTGTGCTCGTAGCCTTCAAGATCAAGATCAACGTTCATTTCCAAGACTTTAAAGCGATCATCGGCGGTAGCTCTAAAGCCCATCTTCTCCGCGATCTTCTTCTCGACTTCATCAAGCACGTTCTCTGGAGTGCCTAGATCAACGTCCCTATAGAACCCGGCAACTTGCAACTTACGCAACTCGTTCTCGGTCTTACGCATGACGTGAGTCACCCGTGGAGAAGAGTCCAAATTAGACGCGCCATACGGCACTACAATATCTTCCGCAGGTACAAAGTACGACACTTGCCTGTCAATTGACGGGTCAAAATACACTTTCTTGAACGCATTTCCTGCCAGACCCAAACCCCACAGCATGCGCTCATGCTCGGGACGGTACTCTTTCATTACATCCGTCAACTGATAATTCATGTCGTCTGCGACACGCTGAGCGGATTCTTTTTTGGCCGGTGTTTCTCTGCCAATAATCTGAGTCTTCACAGGGCCAGAGGCCGGAAACGTTGCCATCATGGTTTCAGACTGGAACTTCACCAAAGCTTCAGACAGCATCGGGTGATATACACCACACGCGCCTTCCCAAGGTTCGGTGCGATCTTCAAGTTTCATACCCAGCAATTCCAAGCCGTCTACATAAGTCTGCATCCAATCCTTGCGGCTGGCCACATCTTCGTCGTAGTCACTGATCAGTTCAGAGGCAAGGTTCTGTAAAACCTCTTCGCTAATGTGCTCAGCCAGATTGGCGCTGAAGTCTTCATCCGATTCTTCACCGGGCTCCATATGGATACTTAGATCACCTATATTTATATCCACAGATTCAGGATTTTCAATCTCAATCTCTATCTGAGGAGACGCTGCATCCTGTGCTATTAGCTCCTCAATCCCTTGAGGCGCTGCGTAAAGTGACTTCTCGATTGCCATGTTGTGTCCTATCTAAATGCTGGGCCAAGTGCCCAAGTGACCGCCGAATACCTTACGCCCTTAGTGACAGGTGTAACCCTATGCTCCATAAAAGAAGGAAACACAACAATACTGCCACGCTTAGTCAGTGTGTTATTACTGTCCACATATTTAAGCTGCAACTCGCCACCCTCGAACTCCGATGGATCGTTTAGTAAAATACTAACAGACAGCTTGCGCTGCATGCCGTTTTCTGGTTCTGCGCCATCTAGATGCCAACCATAATGGCCACCATCTTCTGCGGCATACCTACCTATCTGTACTTGTTCTAGCGTGCTAAGCAAAAAATTCCACTCCGCTTTTACATTAGACTCCGCAATGTAAGTTTGTGCCACGCAGCCAATTGGAGTGCTTGGCTCCTGCCACACCACATCGGTGATTCTTTTCTCAAAGTTTTTCAACTTATTTGGAGTCACCAACCCAGTTTCCGCATGGCTCCAGTCTACGCTGTTTAAAACGTAATCACAAAAGCCATTAGACAGCACTGATTCATACAAAAAAAGTTTGTTCTTAACCATGTTTACACCGTATAACTTAGTAGTACGGCTCTTTCCTGCGGAAAGCCCGTGGTTCATCTTCTTCGTCAGACGCCAGTTGAATAAAGCCGCCACGTCTGTAACGTAGCAATGCCTGACTCATCGAGTCCACCATGTCGTCATGCTCGCCTGACGGGAAACTTGCAACTTCTTCAATCAATTCTTCTGCCCAATGTGTATTAGGCACCCAAACATGGCCGGATGCAAACATATCAGCCACGGCATTCAGACGGGCTATTTTGTCATTTCCTTTGCTTGGTGTGAACTCTTGCACGGGGATTCCCATCGCCCGAAGCTCAAAAATCAGTGGGCTACCCGCTGCTTTTGCTTCCACAATCAACGAGTCAACTTCCCACTCTTTAAATTCTTGGTACGCCCGTGCCTTTAATTCAGGAAACTCCATCCGCTTTTTAAACGCATTCAGCAAAATGATATTAGCCCGTGGAATGCCCCGGTCGTCGTCCTGATAAAACACCCCCCACGTCGTGCATGCCGAGTAGTCCGCCCGCTCGGTTTTAAGAAACGCCGTGTCCCAAGACTGAATGATAAATTCGCATGCGGGGGGACTGTCCTGCTCCCAAATTTGCCACCACTCCCGCTTGATGATGGCTGACACGTCAGAAGTTGGCTGCTGCATGTACTGCGCCTGCCATTTGGCATTGGGCAGTTCTTCTTTTAAGGCTTGCAGCTCGCCAAGTGACCAAAACTCAGGCCATAGGGGTTTACCCGAAGGCAGGATTGCCGGAAACTCAATGACTTCCCACTCTTCACCCGATCTTTGCGCTGCCGCTTTCAACACTTGGCCGGTCAAATCTCTCTTAGACCAGCGTGTCATCACTATAACAATAGAGCCGCCCGGCTGGAGACGCTGACGTGGGCCGGATGTGTACCACTCGTATGTTTTGTCGTAAATTTCTGGGTTAGTCTGCGCCATCGCAGCCTCTTGTTCCGAGTGCGGGTCGTCAATAATCAGGATATCCGCGCCTTTACCGGTCACGGCACCCCCAATACCGATAGCAAAATACTCCCCGCCGAAGTTTGTGTTCCATCGACCCGCCGCTTTTGAGTCAGATTGCAGGTCTAAGGCCGGAAATATCCGCTTATAGTTAGGTGAATCCACCAAATTACGCACTTTTCGACCAAAACCTACCGCTAATTCAGCAGTGTGGCTGGTTTGAATGACTTTTTTGCCCGGAAATTTGCCAAAAAACCAAGCTGGCAGCAGGTAAGACGCAAATTCTGACTTGGTATGCCGTGGCGGCATGTTGATGATGAGCCTTTTACACTCGCCTCGTGCTACCCGCTCAAACGCCTGAGCCATTTTGGCATGGTGCCGACCGTGGATGAAGTTAGGCCACATCTCCTGCACAAACACCATGAAATCATCAGCCGCTTTTTCCCTAAGTTTTCTTGTATTGAGCTCATCCAGAATTTCTGCGATGGCTTCTTGCTCATCCTTGGGGAACTTTTTGATCAGCATCTGCTGCTGACTGTACGGCAGCGTCTGGAGTTTTTCCAGCACCAGCTCAAGTTTTGTCTTCTCAACGACTTCAGTCATCAAGTTCTTCCAACTCTTTGCCAGTGAGCCCTAACTCCTCGTCCAAATCAATCACTTGCACAGCAGGTGCGTCGTTCAAATATCTTTCTTGCGGAATTTCAATAGCCTTAGCCTCTACATCAATGATGCCCTCCATATAAGAAGACAACTTGTTGGCCAACTCTGCTTGCAATTCTTCAGTAGTACGGTGCGTGACATTGATCTCCATGCGTTCCGTGAACGCACCCACGTCACTCATCTTGCCCAGAAGTTCTAGCGCCTTCAACTGGGTTGACTCTTTATTAGAGCCTGTCAACATCATGAGACGCATCTTGACGTAATTTCTAACTTGCGCCGCATTACGCACGACTTCAACGTCGTACTCATTCAGCATAGCCTTGAGCATTATGGCAGTTGCCGAACTGATCTCTTTGTTTGCAGTGGGTGTCTCAAAGAATTGCTCACGCGCTTCTTTTTTATCTGCATCAGTCACTGCGGGGAGTTGCATCCCGTTGGCCGTTAAGAACTCAACCGTATTGAACGCAGCTTGTGCACGGGCGTGCAAATCTTTAGCTTCTTGCGGTGTAAGCGAAAAAGGTACGGGTACGTCTAATTCAGGTGTAACGAGAATCATGGTGCGGTTTGTAGCTCCAATTTGTGCGAAGTGTACACGCTTTTTTAAAAAATTATATAGGGGGGTGGGGTATTTCACATAGAAACATCTTGGGGGGTGTTATCTATAGGTAGCTCAAACCCCGTTGATCAAAAATTGCACGGGGTAGGGGGCGTTTTAGTTTTTTCTTTGTGATCTTTTGAGTGAAATACAGTGCATAGCACTACACACAACAAGCCGCCAGTTAGTGGGGGGTGGGGTGTCGATTTTCATATGATATGAAATTCAAAGCCCTAGGTGTCAACTTGTTGCTATCCCGTGCAATCTATGACGTTTTGAGGTGTAATACATTCATGGATCGGCGAGGTGCGGTCGATTCATAACACTCTTAACCATCTGCACATTAGGAGGTCATATGACCAAAACTCTCTCTTACACTGCCATTGCGGCAGCGGTGGCAACTTCTTTGGTATCTGCAAAGTCTTATGAGGACAAAGCAGTTTCTCTAAAAGAAGATGCAAACAAGCAAATCCTTGTTTTGCACAAAGCAAAAGTTGTTATAGGGCGCAAGGGTAAATGCTCTGTTGCAACAGCGTTTTATGATGGGCTCATTTCAGGCGGTTGGGCATCGGGCACGGCGTCAAACTACCTTTCAACCTTTCGGGAAGCAGTGGCTACCGGTAAACCGGTGCGGGAATGGAATCCCGCACAATCAAAAAACAAAGGTGCAAGCCCATCGGGGGCAAGGGCGGGTAGCACTGCTACCGGTAGCAAGCCCTTTGCAGATTTGTTGAGACCCGCATTCAACCATGACAAGGGAAAATCATTCATGGCATTGTGCGAAGCCATCGAGAATCAGTATCAAGCCGATTCGATCAAAACCATGTACGAAGGTTTTGTAGAGTACTTTAAATCTGAAGGGGATGAAATAGAAGAGTAAACCCCTACAACCCCCCGAGAAATCGGGGGGTTTTTTTTCGCCCAAAATTCCCCCACACCACAACATCCAGCACCGTCATGCTCTTCCACGTGGAAGAGCTTTGATAACTGTTCCCTCAAAGCGGGCCGCAAGACATCGAAAAGAATCATCCTACAAAGAAGTTGTAGTGTGTTATCACGTGACAAGATGTTGGCAACTTAAAATCTAAGTAATTTCATATCATATGAAATCACAACAACTTATACCGATAACTGTTCCCTCGATGCGGGCCGTATTGACGCATAGGGAATTCCCCTGCGTAGTGCTACTTCCCACTGGTTGGACAAAACTTCCCACGGTGGGAAATGTCAACTGCGTATAAGG